AATGGAGAGGCCAAAGTCACAATGGAGAGGCCAAAGTCACAATGGAGAGGCCAAAGTCACAATGGAGAGGCCAAAGTCACAATGGAGAGGCCAAAGTCACAATCGCTGTGACAAAGTTGTTAAATCCCTTGCCAGACGTGACAGGATTTACCAACGTGACAAAGGTTGTCTCCTTGTCACGTTTCTTTGTCACGTTTTATATTATTGTCGTTAAAGGAGTTAGGCAAAATACGTGACAAATGGGGGGGGGTTTTGGCGCGCGCGCCCGAAGACGCGCCCGAAGACGCGAGAAACCTGTCACGTTTGCCCCGAAACCTTCATGTAAAGAATGAAGTACCGCACGTATCACTGCGGTGAACAGGCGCAGGGCTCTCAGAGAAAACATTCTATCTTTTGTCTATTGACAGATTTTTATATAGAGAGTATATTCTCGACAACAGCCTGAACCTATAGAGGAGTTCTATGGAAAACGATGACGCTTGAAGAATTTCGGAGGTATTTAAAGAGTCAAGCCGAGCAGTATGGTTCTCAGAAAGTCCTAGCACGCCACCTGGGCGCCAATGAAGGCTACCTGAGCGATATCATCCGTGGACGACGTGAGCCGAGTGCGAAACTCTTGCTGGCCTGTGGCTTCCGACGCGTCATCACGTATGAACGGATACGGCAGGAGTGATGGATGGAACAGAGGGCCTTGACGATTGTGGAAGACACGCGAGAAGTAGTACTGTCACGACTAAAGCGGGAATGGGATGCCATTAATGTCGCGAAGGAAACGGGGGATTTGGACTATGACGTCAAGCGGGCACAGGTGCTGCAAAGATATCTGGCCCTAGAAATGGCAGACGGCGAGAAGCTTACACAAAAACAGATAGGCGCTTGTGTTGGCATCAAGCAAGGATGGTTTCAAGCCTTGTTGCGCTATGGGCGGTTCATGCTTTTTTTAAATTCAACTGAATTTAAAGTGAGTGAAGGCCGCTTTCGGCGGTATTGGGCAGAGACCGCGGATCACGCATATATGTCTACCTTCCGTCGCAAGCAAGACAAATACGCCCTTGAAGATTATGAACGTATCGTGTTTCAGCAGATTGCTGCAAAACTGGAGAAAGGCATTGTGCCCACAGTCTCTAGCACCGCCCGTACCAAAAAAGTGACGGATATCAAACCGGCCCAACTGGCTTCGCTGCGTAAAGCAGTGGCGTCGTATCAAGTCCTGAAACGCAAGGAGGTGAGAGAGGTCTATACAAAAATAGAAGAAGATGTACGAGCGCTTATTGAACTCTCAGGCTGTAGTCGCGCGACCTATGCACCGAGTATTCTCGCGATGCATGCCAGGCGGCTCAAGGAAGGGTTTGCCGCCCTGCAAAAAGCGCTCAAAGGGAATGTTGATGCGTGGTTGTTAGAGGTCATGGACTAAGAAAGTTGACGTCCTCCGCCAGGTAAACCAGGCGGATTCCCTACGTTGGCCCTCAACGCCCTGAGGGGAGACCTATGCAGTGTCTCTTACTTATCAGCGCTTCTCATCGCCCTGACGACCATGCCTGCGTCAAGCATGGGAAGAAGCATCTCGGTACGTCCGTATGGGCCAGCCAGCTCCAGGCTGTCGTTCAACTGGCGCGCGACGCATGCTTCATGTGCGTTCACTATTGCGGTATCGCTTTTACGCACAGTCCTGCACTGTGCAACCCGCAAACGATATTTGAAAGAGCACGGCACAACAGGATAATTATATCAAAGAAGTGTAGTTTTGTATATACGCAGCGTGTTAGGGGAATGACGCGGAGCGTCAGGGAATTGCTGCGATGCAGCAACCTCCTATTCCTCTGTCCGCTGAAGCAGACAGCCCCCTAGGAGGAATCTGTGTGTCCACCATTCCTGGGCCACTGCTGCAGAGCCAGCATGCCCGCAAAGGAGAGGACGATGGGGTTTCATCTTACGAAAGCCGAAATCCACAAGCTGATGACCATGGACGAGGTGCTCGCGGAAGCGCGGCTCCTCGACAGCTACGGCGCCTACGAAGGCGAGCGTGAAGAGAGAGAGAGGCGCGAAACAAACATTCGCGAGCGCATCCTGTCGGGAGAAATGACGCCGTTTCGCTGGTGCGTCGGCTATGTTCCGTCCATAGGGCTCCGCCGCCGGGTGAACGGCCAGCATTCGAGTCACGTCTTTCTCAAGCTCACCGAGGAAGAGTACAAAATGGTGCACTTCCCCGTTTTCATTGTGTACGAAGAGTATGAGTGTGAGACCGAGATTGATGTTGCCACGTTGTTTGAGCAGTTTGACCAACATTGGTCCGCACGTTCACGCGAAGATTACATTGGGGCACACCTCGCCGTGCATCCTGAGCTGAACCAACGCATGAGTCGCGTTGCCGCTGACAAAGTCGTGCAGGGCCTCATGTGGTATCTCGAAAATGTCGAGGGCTTTGACAAGGGCTCCGCGCATGAGCAGTATGAGCTGCTGCACAAAAACAGCGAGTACGAAACGTTTATGTATTTTTGTGGCTATGGGCAACTCAACCTCAACAAGAAACTCAAGGAGCTGTGTCACCGGGCCGTCGTGGCGGCGATGTTTCACACCACCAGACAAGGATCGGCGGAGGATAGGGATTTCTGGAAAGTCGTCTCGGGGGGACCGCAATCGATTCTTGATGGCGACAGCCATCACGCGAAGATTGCCGCATTTTTGGAGCATGCGGTCACCCAGAACTATGACTGGCCTACGAAAATCCGCGGACAATTCAAGAACAAAAAGAATCCCAACCCTATCGAAATCTTTGCGACGTGCCTCAGAGTGTTTGCGGCGTGGAAAAAAGGTCACCGTCTCACCGAGGCCTTTGTCTCATTGCGTGAGCAAAGCGCCCAGTATACCGTGATCCATCTCTATCCCCTCACAGGCAAAGAGGGGCTCGCTGCCTAACCTTGACGTCCTCCGCCAGGTCAACGTGTCCTTCACCCCCAGCCAAGCTTCCAGCTCTGGCTGGAGCACTGGACACGAGGTTGGTAGAGAAGGAATGGGACGCCTGGAGCGGTACCGCTCCAAGCGTCTCGTGGAAACTTCGAGGTCTAGAAAGGTCCCTGCTCATGTCCCCTTCCCCCTGGCCCAGGCGCTGGATGCAGGCCCTGCCCCCCATCTCAGACCGCGCCTTTGTGGTCTGGTTCATGCTCATGCTCTTCCTGCTGGGCGTCGGCGTCGGCGTCGGCATGGTGCTCTCGCTGCGGGACCCCGTCCACAGGGCGCAGACGCAGCTCTACTCCGTGGTCGAACGCCTGGAGATTTTGGAGCGGCTGCGCAACGTGGAGGAACGCCTCAAGGCCCTGGAGCAGCGCACGTCTCAGGAGCTACGACCATAAAGTTTCCTCCAAGGGGACTGCCTCCTTTCGGTGGCAGAGGAATTGGAGGTTGAGCCCCACGGGCTCAACAGATGTTCAATGTTTGTTCACTGTTTGTTTAGGCTTTGTTCACTGTTTCAAACCGTCCTACTATGCTACACTTTCCTCAATACGACCGTGTCAGGCATTCCAGCTTTGATCGCTGTCTGCCGCTTCAACACACGGTACGGCTCTTTCTAACATAACTTCGCGGGGTTGCTGGTCGTAGGGACCAGCGTAAAAGTTGTGCCGCAAAGTAGAGAACCAATCCAGACAACCGACCGGCTTTGAGGCCGATGAGCAGGTGTCGCTGGTCAACCAGTCTGGGGCTCGGACGGAGCCTTTACGGCGTAACGTAGGGGTAGTAAACCCAAGCGTGCCGTAAGAAGCTGTTGTTAAAGTGACCTGCTTCGGCCAAAAGAAGCTGTCTGCTTGAGCTGACAGAGTCGTCACGAGCACGACAGGCAGCCCGTGGGAGGACACCGCCGTCCTCGCAGCGCAAGGTCGCGCCTGGCCGTGGGGCGCCCCACGGACTCCAGGCGCCCGAACCGGCATCCGAGCATGAACCCTTGCACTCCAGTATTGAGGATATTATAATCATTACCGATATTGCTGGCCTCCCGTAGGCCGCATGGATCGACGAACCGACGAACCGATGAATCGACGAACCGCGTTCACTGAAAGGACATTTCCATGGTACAGTTTGTCTACAACCCTCCCTCCTTCAACGACGTCTCGAACCTCACGCCGGGCTGGCACCCGGCCTTTCTGCTCGACATTGAGGACATCGAGACACCGCTCCAGTTCAAATCTCGCGAGAAGTATCCGCGCAGCCGTCGCTGGCGCCTGGCGGTCTGGGAAACGGACCTCTTGATTGACCAGCAAGTGACGCCAGAACGCCAGAGCGCCCTCTCGAGTAGTGCCTTTGCGCCGGCGTACACCCGCACCGATGGTCAGCACGTCCAGGCCGCCAAAGCCTATAAATGGACTGAGGCGTTACTGGGGCGCCAAATCGTCCCTGGGGAAGTGATTGACCTCTCAGCCCTCATGCCGCTTTCCTGTCGCGTGGAGGTCGAGCGTAAAAACGAATACGCCAACATTACGGCCATATCCCGCTATCCCGAGCTGGCGTCGAAGCTGACACCCGGCCTCAGGCAGTACCTCGCCGAGTTTCTCGGAACCTTTGGCGACCAGACGAACCAGGCACCGCGCTATCAGAATCCCCCTGTGGCCCAGGCACCGGCACCGCCGCCGCCGGTCCCGTCTGGCCTGCAAAGCTGGGGTACGCCCGGCACCCGACCCGCTCCATCACCGGCATCTGGCGCTGGCCCGAACACGCCGCGCTGGTAGGAAGGGTGCGCCATGCGTTGCCGCCTGACGAGTGAACCCGATGGCTCGATTTGTCTCGAATCGGGCTATGACCAGGTGTTTGTGCAGCAACTGAAGCTGGCGCTGCCCTTGGGAGGGCGCCAGTGGGTACCAGAGAGGAAGCGCTGGCTGGTCTCGGCGCTCTATGCGCCTGAACTGCTGGCCTTCCTCGCGTCGTGGGGTGTACGGGTGCAGGACGACCGCGACAGCGCTCGCGCCCAAGCCGTGCCGCCGCCGCCCATGCCAGAGGAGCTCAGACTCGCTTTCGATCATCTGTTCCTCGCCTACTCCGCGCCCCTGTGTGTCGCGGAAGCGAGCTACAAAGCCCTGGCAAAATACTGGCACCCCGATAAAGGGGGCACCATAGAGGATTTTCACCGCGTCAATGATGCGATTGACGTGATACGTAAGTATCTCGATTGGAGGCAAGAGAGCTGCGATGACACAACCGTCGCTCAACCGTAAAAAGATGCTGTCAACCTGGGACGCTAGCCGTCAATTCAGATATAGAGGTACATACCCAGAGATGGCTGTCACCTTCAATTTCCTGCTTGACGCTTCTCCTTCGATGCGCGGGCAACCGGAGCATGATTTACGGCAGTCCTTCAATCAATACCTGGCGTGGTTGAAAACTCACGCCAGCCCCATGGCCATGGCTGCCGTACGCTGCTTCTCTTCGTACCTGGACCCGTACAGCGCCGTGCCCCTTGGCCAGCTTCAGCCCTTGGATGAACGTACCTACGATCCCAGTGGCGGCGATGGCACAGCGCTCTACCGTGCCATTGGCGAGACCTGTAGCGACATTGCCACCGGCCGTGGTCATGGGTCGCAGGTCCTGGTGGTCTTTACGGATGGTCTCGATAACATCAGTAACGTCTATGGCTGGACCCTGGAGAAAACCAGCGACGTGCTGAGTGGACTCGTCAGGACCCAGGGCTGGCTGACCGTCTTTCTGGGAGCGTTTCCGCAGGCCTTAAGCGTCGGTCGTCGGCTGGGATTTAGCGCCGGCAACTGTCTGCTGCTTACCACCGATCAGATTCCCGAGGCGTTTCGTCGCTTAACGAAGGCGACGGAGCGCTACCTTAGCGCAGGACCACACCAGCGTAAGCTGCTGGCACAGACGGGGGTGTTCTAATGCAACGGATTAACATCGGCACAGAAGCCGGGCAACGGTTGCTGCTGATGGCTGATAATCTGGAATACTGCGAGCGCTTAAACAACCAAGTCCTGGCAGACCTGCTCTTTGAGACCATCGTGCTCGACTTGCCGATGCTGTCTCCAGAATTTGCCTTGCTGTCAACGATTGTTGCCCGGCTGCGGGACAGCGAGCCGTAACGTATGTACGCCATGGTCTGTGGTGGGTCCCGCGTGCACCCGTCACCGGCGGCCCTCGCCTGGCTGCACGGGTATGTACGGGCTTTCGCCCTGCGCCGGCTTATTCTGGGCGGGGCAGCCCGCTGTAATGTCACGGTGCAGGCCTGGGCAAAAGACGCGGGGATACCGACGGAACCTATCCCTACGGACTGGCATCCTGGGAATGCGCACGGCGCCATCCGTGTCGCCGGGTACCTGAGACTGCTCACGCGCTATATGAGCGGTCAACTGTGCCTGCTGGCCCTCCCCGGTGGGGAGGGCACCGCCTACGTGGCGGCTCAGGCCCAGCGTCTGGGCCTTCCGGTGTATGTTTATACAGAGGAAACCTCTATGACTGAGACGAAAAAAGATGCTGTGGAAAGTCCGATCCCGATGCTTGAGGATGACATTGCCGATGTGCCTGTGCCTGCAACCCTCGCTAAAACGCTTCAGGATGCCCCAGGACAGGCGATCCCTCCGCCGCCCTGGGGAGAACACGAAGCCCTCCTGCAGGGCTTTTTGGGGCATCTGCTTGGCTGTATTCAGCGTGAGGTCCTGCATGAATCGCGGGACATCCTGGAGCTGGTCAAGGCGACGATCCGCCTCATTGATACCGCCGCCAGCAAACAGGCTGAAATCAATGACCATGCGCAGTATCAACTGAGCGATGCCCTGACGAAACTCCAGACCCAGGGCCTCCAGGTGCGTCAGGATCCGTATACCGCGACGGTGAGAGCCATGAGCCCGGAAGGGTACGCGGTCGAGATCGGAATCGCGAAACAGGACACCGGGGACCTCATTAACGCCTTGCCCATGCTGACGAACTGGCTCATGCAATCGGGGTACAAGCCGCTCCCATGATCCGGGGATGCAGCAGAGCCAAAAAAAAGAGGCACTCACTCCCCTGGGACGTGTCGATAATCACCCCCAGGGGGGATCGTGGCTCCTAGACGTTTCCCACACGCTAGAAATCGATTTTTAAAGGACCCCTCTGATGCAACCGATTCCCATGGAATTTCAGGAAGGACCCTTTCACTATCAGCAAGTACGTCGGGAAGGCATGCTGGCCATCTATCGCCAGACGCATCGCCACGGTCCTATGACACGCTTCGAAGTGGTACGCCTGCATATCCAACGCGCCCATACCTGGCAAGATGGCACGACTACACCAGAGAAAGAAGCCTATCCTCCCGCCTCAGCCTGGGGAAGATCGGGCTGGACTTGCTTCACGCTCCCCGAAGCCGAGGCACTCTTTACCGACCTCCAGCAGGAGACCCCGGCATGAAAGGACGGCGCTGGTTTCCCTGGGACTGGTGGGCGCTGCTCGTGGTGCTGTGCGTGCTGCTGGCGCTGCTCGGCGGGCTGGTCTGGGACAGCCTGACGCTGCTCCTCTAGCGCCTTATTGCGCCCCCGTCCGATGCCGTATACGCCCGGCCAGAGCGCGGTACAGGGCTAACACGTTCGCATCGCTGAGAACCTGCGTATAGAGGCGCACGTCATCGAGCGTGCCGGTGCCAGTGACGACAAAGCCCGTCTTGTTCCAGCGACCGGCCTCAAACGCGACGTTGGTGAGCGTGCTGGAAGGCGCGCTAAACGGCCCCTGCGACGCCTTCAGTTGGCCGTTAATCCAGATTTTCCCGGCGCTGCTATTGCCCGCACCGCTTACCACGACATGGGTCCAGGTACCCAGATAGGGATGAAAGTCGGTATACATCGAGCCGGGACCCCCTGGGCCGGAATCATCCCAGGTGCCATACTGCCAGTACAGCGTGCCGCCACAGGACACGCACACCCCCATCAAATTGGGCGTGACACTGCCAAAGCCCAGACCTGGTCCATAGGTCGACCCGTCCGTGAGGACCCAGAACGCCAGCGTCACATCCTGATTCGCCGGCCAGCTCTCCAGGGTCGTCGCCACATAGCCCCCGCTTACCGCGATGCCAATGCCCTTGGCACCGACACGCCCCCCCACGTGGAGCGGCGGCGACGAGCCACTGAGCGCAGTAAGCGTGCCCGGATGCAGCGGGGGATCATGGATGGCCGAGTCCGCCGCACTGGTCCCCGTCGTCTCATCGAGACGCCAGTAGACATAGAGCTCCTGCGGGAGCGCGGGAGGGGCGGTGGTGCCGGCAAATTCCCAGGCGCCCATATCTGGTGCTCCCGTCCGTGTCGCACCACTGATGTCAGTCGTAATGCCCACGGCGGCACCCGTATTGACGGCGGGGCTGCTGGACTGGAGCTGAAACCATTCCCTGCCGCTTTGCCCCGCGGGCGCGCGATTATAGTCCAGACTCGGGTCGATATCCTGGTTCGGCAGCACATGGACAAACAGGGGATTGGGAGCCTCGCAGCCCACAGTGCCACAGTTCAGATTCGGGGTAATGGTATTTGTCCCGCTGCCTTCGCCGGTATTGGAGATGGAATCATCATACGTCGTCATGCTTACCCGCATGGCCGTATTGCGCCACAAGAGGTTGTTTTCGACCAGGTTATTGTTGGCATTTGACGCCGCGCAGGCCCCGCCAGGGATGGGGGATCCGGCCCAGCCCCCCAGCAAAATGCTGTGATCGCAGGCGCCCCCTGACTTCAGATTCGCGTACACAATCGTGTTGTGGTACATCTGGTTGGTGTTGGCCTGCACATTGGAACAATTCTGGGCGAGGACAAAACCGCCCCCGTCGTGGGTTTGCCCATCATTCATGGTCGAGTGGAGGGGGCCGACACCCGTACGAAACAAAATATTGTTGTAGATTTGGTTCTCACTCCCGCAAATGAGCACCGGTCCGCCCGTATCATGGAAATAATTGTTGCGCAGGACATTGCGGTGGAAGTGATCGCCGGTGGAATAGCCATGAAACGCAAACCCGGTGGTGCGCGTAAATTCATTGCGCTCAAAGAGATTGTCACTGCCGCTAATATAGACGCCATAGGAAAAGACCGCCCAGTTCAAGGGACTACTGTTATCGCACATCGTCACTGGCGTGTTCGGGCCTACCCCAATATCATGAATATAGTTATCGGAGAAGGTATAGAAGGCGCCATTGCCTTCCTGCCCAAAGCCGATAGTAAACGAGTCTGTATTGCCAGTCGTGCAGCCTCCCTCGATTTCATTGTTAATGAACACAATATCATGCACGGATCCCGCGGCACACGGACCACCCCAACTCGTCGCGGCGCCGGCTTTGTTGAGAGGAATTTTGAAATGGAGGCCATCCATGGTGACGTAATTCTTGGCAACGCCATCATCTTGGGTCGTACAGTTGGTAGAACGTTTCCCATTGCTCGTGAGGGTAGACGCCACGCCGAGCGTATCCAGGATTGCTTGGCGCTTGTTGTCGGCTTTGAGTATCGTCGGCCGCCCGGAACTCCCCGCCGGGAGCACGTCATCCAGGGCCTCATGATAGATCCCATCTAACAACACCAGGGTATCGCCCGAAGCCAGGCAGGAGGCACCTTTATTGGCACTATTGGCCGGGGTCCCGCGATTGGTGGCGGCTGAACAGTTATTATCCGGACCGCCAGGGCTGGCATAATAGGTTGTGGCCACACCGACGGACGCCTGGAGGAGCAGCCCGGTGGCGAGGAGCCAGAACACCCACGTGCGTCGTCGCATCATGATCCCCTTTCTTAGTTGGCGGTGACGCGGTGGCTGACGCGCCGCCCGCCGCCCGCCTGGCGAAATTCGCTCTGGATTTCCGCCGCAGAAAGCGCCCGGTTCCAGACTTTCAGCTCATCGATGAGGCCGCTCCAGGGCTGGTTACCGTTTTCAAAGCCACAGACTTCGAACAGCCCCGCTGGCGCCCGCAGCGCGGCGCTATTGCTCACGACGGTACTGGGCTGACCGTTGATATAGAGACGCAGCGTCAGGGCCGGCGTCTCAAACGAGACGGCCACATGCACCCACTGATTGGGCGGCAGGGGGTTACCGGGAATCTGGACGGCATCGTAGGCGCCAGCCGATTGGTGGTGAAACCCTGCCTGCCTGGCTGAGGCCGTGATATGGTCCCAGGAAAAGCCAAACTGGTCCCCCCCGGCGCTGCCATTGATGAAGGGGGCGCTAATGGTACTGGAGCCAGGGACCTGGGGGCTCTGGAGCCAGGCCATCCACGTATACGCAGAGAGCCCCGTGAGCACGGAGGTGGTACCTCGTCCAGCATTGCCCTGACAGTGCAGGGAGGAGTTGCCGACCTTGGCCGGCCCCCATGCTACCCCGGTACTGAGGGTGAGATCGTGGCCGTGGTTCGTGCTATCGGCGGCAGTGGTGCCGCTGCCCTCATCAAAGCGCCACCAGGCAATGGGGGTAGTCAGCATCGCCGACCCGGCGGCTTCCCAGGCACCGACGTCCTGGCTCGTACCCTGCTGGCGCGGATTGCCACCGTAGTCGGTGGTAAAGCCACTGAGCGTAATGTTCACTCCCGTATCAATGCCCGGCGAGGCCGGCGGCCCGAGACGCAACTGAAAATCTGGCGCAGTGACGGGAGAACTGGTGACAAAGAGCGGATCGCCATAGAGGGGCGTGGTAGACCCCGTGACGAGATTATGATCCATCGTGGTGCCCGTCGAGCCCCCGACCACACTGAGAGCGTCACTGTCGTTTTGCCAGCACAGATTATTGCGCAGGGTGACGCTGTTAGCGGGACCAGCGCTCGGCCCGCTCGCCACCCCGACCTGCATACAGGGGCCCGTCCCATGCACGATCGTGTTGTTGTAGAGGAGATGCCCGCTCGACGTCTGGCTGGAACAGGTACCCCCCAGCACCAGCGTGCCGGTCTGTGGCGCCACGCCGTAGCGACCGATCTGGCTCAGGATATTGTCGGTAAACTGGAGGTTCTGCATCCCACAGCCGAGGGTCACCGGGCCGCCACTATCGTGGAAAAAGCTCTGCGTGATCGTATTGCTGCTGCCTGGCGGCTGCGACACATCCACCGGCGCCATGGCGGCACCCTGGCACTGCTCCACCTCGACGCCGGCCACTATCGAGGTGCCCCCACTGTGCGCCAGGCACACACTACAGACATTCGTCGCGCTGGCGTCATAACCAATATGATGAATATGGCTGTTTTGCAACACGATCGCCCGTTCAGCCCCCGAGGTCACAACGCCACTGGAGGCCTGGCCCGCAGTGCAGGTCTGGGCATTGTTCGGGATATGGTGGATGTCCAGATTCGTCAAGGTGAGGTCATGCGAGCCCCCCGTCACCGCCACACCCTGCATGCGCGCGCCCTGGGGCAGGAGGGAACCATCGAGGACGAGCCCATCCACCGTCATAAAACTTTTGCCGCCCGGCGTGTTGGCCCCGATGCTCACCAGGGCCCTGGTGGGCGGCAGCGTGCTGGGGCGCAGGGTGGCACCACCCGGCGCGGCCGCCTGCACCACCGTCGGGGCCCCCGCCTGCCCGGAGGGAATGCCGTCTTCGATCCACTGCGCATAGACGCCATTCTGGACGATGACCTTGTCACCGGACATGAGGCAACTGAGGACCCCCGGTGCGGTGGGACTTACGTCCTGGAAGGTGGCCTTGGCCGTGGTCGAATTGCGCGCCGCTACGCAGCTATTGCTGTTCGAGCCGTTTGGGGCGATATAGTACGTCAAGGGGCCCGCGGGGCCGCCTTCCGGGACGGAATCACTACAGGTGCCGTGGACATAGCACGGATCAACGACTTTGAGGTAGGGAGCCAGGTTTTTCCAGTCCAGACCCATGGGGATATTCCACTGGCCATTGCCGCCCCAGGTCCCCCCATTGGCCACCATCCAATCGCGCCAGGCGGAACAGCCATTGGGACTACAATCTTGATCCGAGCCGGTCTGCGCGCGGTGGGCGTGGAGGAAGGGTAAATTATCTTCAATCATCGGCTGCGTGATATAGGGCCGCCCACCGCCCGTATCCAGGGCCACAAAGCCATGTTCATGGGCCGCATAGGCAAACACTTTGAGGAAGGGCGGAATCCAGTCGGGATGATCGATGGTCATTTGGTCAATCTGCGCCCGCGACAGATCCAGAAAGACGTGCACGCCCTGCGGCAGCCCAACGACCCCCCCAGTACAGGGCGCCGCAGTCGTGGCCGGCCAGCGTCCCATGACATCTTGCACACAGCCGACAAACAGATGCAGCATATGATTGATTTCGCCGTTGACGACCACTTCTTGATAGGTCGCCGGCAAGGCGATCATGGCATCGCCGGCGTTGATATTGCCGCCGTTGATGCCCAGGGAATCCGTAATATGCGTGATGGCGAGCCCGCCTGGCCCGCCACAGTTCACCTGGGTTTGGCAATAGGCCTCGGTGAGCACATCGCCGTCTTGCCAGTCCCGGTTAGGCGGTTGACACCCGTGCAGATCAATCACGGTGCCGTCGGGTTGCAGAATGCCGCCATGCTGATCACTGTCGCCGCAGACTTCGCCCGAGGTGCGGGCATAGGGCGGAATGTGAAAGCTCACCGACCCCTGATAGGTGATCGGGGGATACTGCCCCACCGGGACCCCCCGCGCATCACTACAGCCATAGGTGGCGGCGCCACACGGAAAGGTCACGAGCGGATCGGACATCGAGGCCCGGTAAAACGGATGATTGCCCGTACCCATATTGCTATTAATAGGAATCATCGCCGAGGTCGAAATATAATTTTCGCCGGAGGGAAAGGGGAAGGCCGAGCCCGAGTTGGCGGCGTAGTATTGTTGAAAATACGTAGTGGCCGCACTGTCAATGTTGGCGGGATGTTCGGGCAGGCGCACGCGCCAGGGCAGATAGGGGTAGGAACAAAAATCGGTCGGGAGGCCCGTGGGGGACAGATCACTGATTTTCGTCCAGTTGTTGGGGGAGCAGGGGATCGTCTGCGCCGGTGTGACCGTTAGCGTGAGCAGGCCGAAGCAGCCCCATACCCCCAGCAACACGGCGCGCAGAGAGCCCCGCCTCATTGTAAAATCGCCTCGAAGTTTCCGATGAGCATCTTGGCGGTACCCCCAGCCAGCGCGATATTGAAATCCAGCGAGCAGGGCTGCACCGGACAGGTCGCTCCGGCGCTGCCTGGCGTCACGGGTTGCAGGATGGGCAGCGGCGTGGCGAGGGCACACGTGGCGAAGGTCGTCGTGCCGCAGGTACACGCTCCCGTCACCACTGAGGTGGCACTCTGGCCCGTGAGGATAGGCTGTATGGTGAGCGTCCCCGCATCCACCCGACACGACAGCGCGAGGATTTTCAGCGGTCGGCGATACATGTTGGTCCAGACCGTTGGGGAATCGTTGCCATCGAGCAGGGGTGGCGACGACGCCTCGGGATCCCCCACGAACAACGAGAAGGGGCGCAGTTTTAAGTAGTCTTCCGGCGTCCCATCCCACAACTTCCATTTGGTCGCAGTGGCGTCATACCACACCGGCTTACAGAGCTTCGGGGCAATGGTCACATCATCCGTGAGGTCAAACTGATTGCCAGCCGCTGAGCCGCTATCGAGCGTGCCCAGGACCACAGGATTGGTGGGACCCACGTTACACATATTTTTGATCGTGCCATCTGAGAGCCCGGTTGAGGCCAACCCGGTAATGCGGCAACTGGTAATTGAGCAGGTGATGCCGATAATCGTGGCGGTGCCAAAGGTGGGGGGACCCGTCGGGTTCCAATCGTTCGTGGTCGCGCTTGAGAGGGTGACAGCCAGACGACCGGGGAAGGCAAACTGGCCGCCCGCCTTGACCACGGTCGGATTCGGGAAGGTGCCACTGAGATCGCCTCCGGCCGCACCACTGATGGGGACGGAGAGTCCCGTGAGATCGCTCGACGTGAGCAGCCGGCACGTCCAGGCCGCCGGGCCGCCCGAGACCGGGCCGGCGAGGACACAGTTGTTGGAAACATTGGCTTTCCCCACGGCAAACACGCCACTGGTGGTAATGGCCGTAGCGGGGGTGACCGTGAACACGTCGGCCGGCATGGTCACCTGGAGACTGGTCATCGTACCTGAACCCGCGCCGGGCGGCGCCGAGTACTGCGTATTCAGGAAGTCCACCAGACTGGTTTGCCCATTGGTCGTACTATCATCGTTGAGCGTGCCGATCACAAAGCCCGGCGACGGCACCGTGTCGCTCTGATGACAGCGCCCCCCGGTACCGACCACGACGGCACTTCCGCCCTTGCCGGTAGTCGTGTTATCGAACACACACGGGCCTTCGCCGCTGAGGATATACACGGCGGACCCGGTAATACCGGCGTTCGCATTCACGACATACAGGGGAATGGTGGTATCAGTGGGCGTTGCCACCACCAGCTTGGCTTTGCCTCCGGCCCCACCGCTGACCTTCTTGGCAAGAAAGTTCAGGGTCGTCCCTGTCGTTGTATCATTGGGCAACGTGCTAAAGGACGTATTGCTTTTCTGAGCCGAGCAGACCGGGGCCATGCAGAGCAAGGCCATCAGCAGGGCAAGAAGCAGCCATCGTGGTGTAGGCATATGCATCTCCTAACGGAAAAAAGGAAAGAACTGCGCAGGGTTTCCCACTGCTGGCCCCCGCATGACACTCGGCAGCGGGGTGGTAAAGAACGCCACGGAGCCCGTCTGCGTCGTCTCATACACCCGGCGCACCTCCAGGTCCGACAGCGCCCGGCGCCACACCATCGCCTCATCGACCGCACCGTTAAAGTACCAGCCAGGCGTGACGCAGCAGGCTCCGCCGATATTCCAGGGCGTTAAGGGATAGGGGTAAAAAAAGGCATAGCTGGACTCGCTGCTGAGCGTCTGGGCGTCGCCGTTGACGTACATCGCCATATCCGACGTGCCCTGGGTAGCCGCGGTATAGATCAGGCACCAGTGCTCCCACACCCCCGCCGTAAACTGCCAGGACCCGGTTGACCAGCGCACCGACTTATAGAAGCCGCCGGTATCGCCCAAGACAAATTTGGGATTGGAGCCCGACAGGGCATAGAAAAACCCAATGCCCTGTTGGGCGTTTGAGCCATCCATCCCCCCGATGACCAGTTGCGTCCCGGTGAGAATAGTGACTGGTCTGAGCCACACGCAGAGGCTGAGGGGCTGCGTGTCCGTCGTAAAAGTATCCTGGGTCCCCCCGGTGGTGTAGTCCGTGGTGCCGTTAAACGTCAGTTGTGCGAGCGAGGTGCGCCGCGTCGCCCCACTCCAGCCACTCGTGGCACTATAGCCCATATTCGTGAGCACCAGATGTGTGAGCGATCCGGGCATGAGGTCATAGAATTTGTTCCCCCCAATGAGGCCGGGCACCGGGCGCCACCAGTGCACAAGCTGTTTCAGCAGCGGGTGCGTGAGATCCGGGACGGACGACGTCCAGCCGAGTCCCGGCCATTGCGGCAGCGCCGGGAGCGGCAGCAGCAGCCAGAGAATGAGTGTGATAATGATATAACGTTTCATACTATTGCTGCTCAGGAGGAACAGGAGTGAAGGCGCAACTGCTTGTATTTACTACGTTCTGCGTCGGCAATGTGGTACCGTTCCAGACAGCAGGACTAAAATACCTCGTGGGGATCCAGGCCATCCCGGAGGCCGTCATTGTGGTATTGGTCGCGGTCTGATCGACAATCACCGTGCCTACCAGTTTGAGGTCGCGGCGCTTATCGGCGGACGCCAGGGTACCGTTGGTCGTACCCAGGGCGCCATCGGCGTAGGTGCCATCACTCCAACTTACATAGATCTCGATCTGTGCGCCGCCGACGTTGGTCCCCGTCAGGGTAAAGGAACAGGCCCACATCCACTGGCCGGGCTGCGCGCCCGCGCCTTTGTCATGCCTCGCCCCGTAGACGCCAGTGAGGCTAGCGAGGTTTTGCAGCACCATAATATGCGTTGACCCGCTGTCGCTATAGGTAATAGGCGTTCCTGGGTGCACATATTGGGGACTAACGGCACCAAAACTCAGAGACGATAGGGAATCAATGCCAACCACCAGGCATATCGCACACAGAAGCAATCTATATCTCATTGATTTTCCTATCATTTTGGCCTATTACCAGTGAGCGCGTAATACACATCCAGCGCGGTTAGGGACCCCACATAGACCATGGTTGCGGGCGTTGCCTGCTGGCCACCCCCTGCACTCGTATCCGCAAACAGGGCTTCGCCGCGCAGGGCCTGACGCTTGGAAATCGCATAGAGATAGCTGCGCTGGGTCGCCGAAGCCCCGGTACCACTGAAGATCTTGTCGTAGGCACTCCTGACCTGCGCTAGGGAAGGATTAATCTGGCCCGAGCGGTTCATCACCTCCCAGCCGTCACGCTCCTGCACACTCTGCCCAATGTAGGTCGTCCAATTCCAGGTAGACCCGTCATAGGCTGTTGCCTCATAGATGTCTTTTTCTGCGAGCTGGACCTTCCACACCCAGAAGGCCGACTGTACCACGTTGTAGGCGTCGGCTATGGCCGCATGGTGGGCTGCGGCCACGAGCGTCGCGAATTCTGCCTGGTTGGTAACCGTAATATCCGTATTCAGGGCCTTGTACTGAGCATCGCTTAATCCCTGGCCATACCCTGGCCTGTACAAGCAGAGCAGCACAAGGAATGGCGCGATGATGAGGAGATGTTTTGTGCGCATCAGTTCGTACTCGCTATGATTTGCAGGCTACTCGTGTCACTGCTGTAGAGCAGCCCCACCATCAATTCGTGGGCGGTGTCAAGCGGGCACGTCGTCGGCCCGGACACTGCCGCACTGTTGACAATATTTGCCGCATAGGCAATAGTCTGCGCCGCGACCGTACAACGCAGCCGCAGCAGGAAGCGATCGCCGTCTACGAGCGTGCCCGAGGTGCCCAGCGTCACGGTGCCAGCAGCGCCTGACATACTCATCTTGCACTGATTCATCGAGCCATTGCGCGCACAGTTATAGGTCGTACTGCTCGTAATCGTCTGCACGCCCGTGTCCACGAGATACGTCGTGGTGTCGACCCCCAGGGTCCCCGTACCGCCACTCGTTTTCACAAAGCCATTGCTACTCAGATTCGGCAGCGCCGCAATGGTAGGCGTCGTGATCGTTGGACTGGTCGCCTTCACGTAGCTCCCGGTCCCGGTTACCGCCACGCCTTGTACGACCGTGGCACTCGTCCACTCTGCCGCCTGGCCAGCGGTGGGGGTCCCGCTACTCGACACGTTGCCGCCCCCAGCCGGAGTGGCCCAGGTGGCATCGCCGCGCCAAAAGGTCGTCGCGGTGGCCCCGGTGCCGCTATTCAAGTTCGCCACCGGGAGGTTCCCGGTGACGCCCGTAGAAAGCGGGAGCCCGGTCGCATTACTCAGCACCGCCGCCGACGGGGTGCCCAGGTTGGGCGTGGTCAAGGTGGGGCTGGTCGCCTTGACATAGCTGCCCGTGCCGGTCACCGCCACCCCCTGAATCGTCGTGGCAGTGGTCCATTCGGCGGCCTGGCCACTCGTCGGCGTCGCGACATTGGAGACGTTGCCCCCACCTGCGGGCGTCGTCCAGGTATTGTCGCCACGCAGAAAGGTCGTACTGGAGGCACCCGTGCCTCCGGCCAGATTCGCGATGGGCAAATTCCCGGTGACGCCCGTACTGAGCGGTAACCCCGTGGCATTGGTCAGCACCGCCGCACTCGGCGTGCCGAGATTAGGCGTCGTGAGGGCCGGGCTGGTCGCTTTGACATAGGCGCCGGTGCCGGTGGTGCCACTCGTATCGACGCCCAGCGTCCCGGCGCCCCCTGAGGTTGTCACCAGGCCATTCGTCGTGAGGTTCGCCAGGGCCGCAATGGTGGGTGTCGTAATGGCGGGACTGGTCGCCTTCACATAGTTGCCGGTTCCCGTGACAGCAATACCCTGGATAACCGTTGCACTGCTCCACTCTGCCGCTTGTCCGGCGGCCGGCGTGCCTGTATTGGAGACGTTGCCACCCCCGGCCGGGGTCGCCCAGGTATTGTCGCCACGCCAGAACGTCGTCGCGGACGCCCCGGTGCCGCTATTCAAGTTGCTCGTAGGCAGATTGCCCGTAACACCCGTCCCCAAGGGGAGGCCCGTAGCATTACTCAGCACCAGCGTACTCGGGGTGCCCAGATTGGGTGTCGTGAGGGTCGGGCTGGTCGCTTTGACATAGCTCCCCGTCCCGGTGACTGCCACCCCCTGAATGACCGTGGCACTGGTCCATTCCGCCACCTGGCCGGCAGTGGGGGTGCCACTATTCGACACATTCCCCCCGCCGGCTGGGGTGGCCCAGGTATTGTCGCCACGCAGAAACGTGCTACTAGACGCGCCCGTACCGCCGGCTAAGTTCGCGATGGGGAGAGTGCCCGTGACGCCGGTTGTAAGCGGCAATCCCGTGGCATTGGTGAGCACCGCCGTGCTCGGCGTGCCCAGATTGGGCGTAGTCAGGCTAGGGCTGGTCGCCTTGACATAGTTCCCGGTCCCGGTCACCGCCACACCCTGAATCGTCGTTACGGTGACCCATTCCGCCGCCTGCCCGCCGAGGGGGGTGCCGCTACTCGACACATTGCCCCCGCCGGCGGTAAAACAACTCCCCCCCTTGACGCATAACTCGCCGGGCTCTGCTGGCAGAAAGTGGGCCCAGTTGTTGGGCATATTATCGGGGGGAATGAGATAGCCCTTGTGGCCCAGGCGGTCCTGCCAGGGCAGATAATTCCCCAGGGTAGCCGCCTGCAGGTTCGAGGCAATGAGCGTATGGCCGGTGGGATTAATGAGCACATTGCCACTGTCTGCCGCAAAGGCGCCCCCCTGGTTAAATTGCACATCCCCCGTCACCCCCGCCGGGGTGCCGCCACCGCCGGTCCCCGTGCCGCAGGCCGCACCCGTATCGACCAGATTGAGGTTGGTATCGAGCTGCACACAGTGCCCCGGCGTAAAGGGCCCCTGGCCGGTCATCAGGGCATGCGACGTGCCGACCAGGGTGGTGTCGATGGGGAAGACGGCATGCGGCGTCTGTTGCGAGTTGTAGGTCAGCACGGCGGTGCCCAACCGGGCGGAATACTCGAACAGCCAGACATCTTCGGTAGTGCCGCCAGTCGTGGTCGTGGGCAGCGCGATCCCGGTATTGGCCGTCCAGAAACTGCCCCAGGTGATGGCCCGAGCCACGGTCGAATGCGCCCGGAAGCGCAGCGGCTGACTCGGACGCACGGCCCCAGTCGGATTGTCGATAAGCGTCGCTTGCTGGAGGTCGCTGAGCACGAACACATCACAGCTATCGAGATTGACCACCAGTGGCGTCGTCGTCATCGGCTGCGAGCACTGACGCGGGGTGACGCGGGTCTGCGTCACTTCCTGCACGTCGGTGGTGCCGAGAATCTGTCCCACCGGGGCCGGGCGGGTCGAGACCGCCGCAACACCACCCGTCACCGTTGAGAGGACAAGCCCCGTCGGCACGGCGCCCAGATTGACCCCCGACGGGAACACCGTCGAGGGCTGCGACAACCACACCGCCGGGCCAACGATGGGCGAAGACAGCACGGGGGCCCGACACAGCACCGCACCCGTACTCGATTGCCCATACATCAGGTCTGTGCTCTGCGTACACTGGGAGCCGACAAACCCGGCAAAACCGCCGCTGCCGTTGGCGGCTTGCAACGTCCCCACCGGACCAATCGCGCCTGTCCCTCCACCGCCACCCCCGCCCGTCGCCGTGGATGTCGTGACCACGCCACGGGTGCCGGTGGGCGGCAGACTCCCGTACACCACCGCGGCGTGCGTCGGTGCCGCCATAAGCAGCCAGCAGAGGAGAAGCAGCATGCAGCCCAGCATCAGGGAATGCCCTCAATCGTCACTACGATGGTATCCGCGCCCGTGGTGCGGAGACACCACCACGCCTCGCGTCCTTCGGTGCCCAGAAGGATTTGCTCGCCAGCGTTGAGCAGGAGCCCGACGGTCGACGTTGGCGTCCCCTGCGGCTTCGGCAGGCAGCGTATGGGGGCCAGGCCTTTGTTCCACAGGAGGCGACTGCACGCGGCAGCATTGACCGTTAACACGTCCACCGGATTGACACTCACGAGGATATCACTGCCAGCGCCAACGGTACTCACCAGTGTCCTGGTCGGGGTACACACTTGCACCGTCTGGGCGCTTGCCTCCATGGGCCCACTGCCACCCCCGCGACTGCCTCCCCGCACGTACGGCAGCAGCCACCAGGCAACCAGCATTGGTAAGACCACAAACAGGATGAGGACGGAGGCGCCCAGGCGGGCCCTGACAGGATGGAGACGGTGATTGCTCATGATAGGTCTTGCATTCCTCTATTAACGGTAATATAATTATTGACGATATTATTCACCCACACCACCTGAGAGGAGGTCGCGTATGTCAACCACAGCTTTTATCCTCTGGTGTATCCTCTATTTCATGCTGCTTGCCATTCTGGAGAAACTCGATGCCGCTGTCCAGCCGCCACGGCTACCGCGGGTACCAGCGCCCCCAATATGCACAATCGGCTCGTGGAAGATTGGCCCGTGGACCTACATCCTGCTCCTCCTCGGCCTGCCTCTCGGGTGCCTCTACCTCCTTGACGCGATCATACACAGGCTCATCCCTGCGGTCCTGAGTCTGTTTTAACACTGTGGCACATCTTCAGGAGACCGTTCCCTTAACGGCGTCATATATACAGGAGGTCGCGTATGACTTTCGTAATAATCTTCGTACTGTATTTTCTCTTTTGTATCTGGTGCCTTGTTTTCGATAACTTCTAAGGCAACGGCTACTCCTCGATACGCTGACGCCCCGCCTCATTCCCAAGGACTTCCGCCGTCCAGGCCGGGAGCTTCTGGCCTAACTGATTGACCATCTGCGCCCACTGGGGTGAGTTCGGCGGCAGGCGGGAGGCGGCCAGCAGAAAATCCCGGCCGCCGGGCGTCATTAAGAGCGCTTTTGCCGCACGCCCTGCAGCAATTTCTGTTAGCAGAGCCCCGCCAGACCACACGGCGCCCGCAAGGGGGCCTCCGGTCGCCGTACCCGTAATCGCCGCCCCTATGGGCGCCAGCCGCCGTAAGAGAGTGCCCGTCCGCATCCCGGTTGGCGGATATTCGGCATACTGGCCAGCACGCTCAAAATGCCGCATGAGATTGACAAACCCGTTAATTTCAAATTGCCCTTGCTGACCCTGGGGAAACACGACCCCTGTCACTTTGCCCAGGCGATCGATATTGCCAACAAACTTGTCTGGCGAAAACATCTGTCCCCCCGCAGCTGGGCGCAAGGCAGGATTGGGACCATCAGAGAGGGCCTGCGTAATCACTTCTGCCCGTGCGGCGGCCTGGCCTTTCGTGTCCAGAGCGTTATACCATTCCTTGGCCGCTTCCGCCTGGCGCGGCTTAAACATCGTTCCGGTCAGCTGATCCGTGGGAATATTCTCCATACTTTGCACCAGGTCCCGTTGTCGAACATAGCGCGGGTAAAAGGCATCAGCGGCCCGTTGCGCCGCGGCGACGTCAGGACGTCCACTTTGCAGTGCAAACTGCCGCATGTCAGTATCAATGGCCTCTTTCACCGTCTGTAAGAGCTTCGCTCCATACGTATTGCGCATCGCTGGCTCTTCCAACATGGTCCCTAAATCGTTACTGAGTTGATCCATATTGCGGTACGGATTCGGCCCGGTACGCATAACCGGTGGTGCCATGGAAGGATTCCAATACGGGACATTGGCCGGCCGGCTGGGAGGTTCTGGGCGTGGCTCCAGCCGATCTAAGATATTTTCAATCTGTCGGATCACACGGGTTTTTCCCTGAAACGTCACAGCCGAATCCTGCAACCGATCCAACGCCGTATAGGCCTGAGCAATCGTGCGCGGCGCCGGAACATTGCCTAATGGATCTGCAAGCACTGCGACTTCGCCATATAGACGGTTTTTGGTGCCTTTTAACGCTTGCATATTCAGAGTGGCGGAGGCTTGCAGAATCCGTCCAGGGTCATCCCCCGCTTGCCGAGCCATCTCGACAGCCCGTTGCGCGCCTTTATCCCCCATTGACGCCAGCCGCATGACGTCTGGGAGGGCATCATAGGAGGCCTGCCCCATCTCCCCCACATAATGCTGGCGAAACTGTTGCACAGCGTTTTGGAGGTCTTGTTGTTGCCCGGCACGGACTTCCCCGGCGCCAGACAGTGGCCATTTTTCCAGATCAACTTCCGTTCTCCAGACCCCAGGGGCTTCCATCTTGCCCCGCACATCGGCATAGGTAGGCTGTACGCCATGGGCCGATGCCAGGTCAAGCAACTCCCTGTCCTCTGGCCGTGTAAAAAACCCCTGCGCACGATTCACCGCTTTATTAATGCCCCACATGAGCGGCCGTGCCAGGCCATATTCCACCACCGGCGCCGCAATGGCCCCAGTCGCCATCTGGCTAGCTTTTTGCTGGGCAAACGGATCACCTTCGACGCCAGGCGTTGTAGTCGTCTCGAGAACTGGCTGCAAGGCTGAGACCGCCGCCCCAGTCACTGCACTACGGGCTAATCCCGCTACCGTTGGCCGGACCAACGACCCCGTCGCCTGTGCAGCCCCACCACCTGGAAGCGGGAACAGTCCCTGCCCCACCAGGCTGCCAATATCCCACATACTGGCCTGCCCCGTGGCTGGATCAACGTTCGCCCCTTTGAGGATATTCTGCTGATAGTTCGCCTCATGCACTTTGAGTTGAAGGTCATGAAAGGCCACATCGGCGTCATTGTACAAGCCGACATCACGTAAACCCCGCGTCGTTGACTGCCAGGCCCCTAGAGGGATTTGTGCCAACCCATGCACCACACCGCCCAATGTGGCGGTTTTCGTCCCAGGAATGACCGACGTGCCCGCCACTTTCGCAAAGGCCGAGTTGGGATCACTGACGAGCGAGCTAAAGGCCCCTTTCTGATACAGTTTGGCTTGCTGAATGAGTGCCGGATCATAGCCAAACGCCCGCGCAATTTCTTCATCACTCATGCCAGGCGTGAGCTTGACACTCGCCGGCGGCGGCCCCTGCGGGACTAAAGCACCAACTTCGGTCCCAATGGACACTGGTCCCACTGGCTCTAAGGGCTTCATAGCGCCGATCGCCGTCTGCATCTCTGGCGTAGGCTGTGCCACGGGCACGGGTGGCTGGCCGCCAGGTGCCCCGGATGGCGGTACCTTCCCCTGAATACCGATCATCGGGGCCCCTGCATACTTCTCTGGCGTAGGCTGTCCCTCAGTCACCGGTGGTTGCCCTTCGGGAGCTCCGGGTGGATTCGTCAACACCTGACGGCGAATCACGTCCCAATCTGGCCCGGCCAGTTCTTGCTGCGTCAGGCCCGTACGGTGGAAGGGATATTTCGCCATGACACGTTGTGCATACCCGGTATCCTTTGGATCACCATAGCGCGCCAGGGCTTGCGGGATGTTGCCACCGGCATCTTCCAGCAATTTGCCCAGATGGCTGAGCCCTGCATGCGTACTGATATAGGGATCCGTGCGCGTCGCTGGCGTCTGGCCATATTGTCCGCCCGTTTCATTCGTCACCTGAAACAAGCCAGTCACATCCGTAGGGCTGACGGCCTGAGGGCGAAAATTGGACTCGGTTTCGGCCACCGCCAGCGCCAGAGCCGGGTCGACGCCATAACGCGGGGCCTGCGTGATAATATGCTGACGCAAGGCGGCATACGTCCCCGGCGTACTGGCATCAAGCACATCTTGTCTGACGCTATCCCAATTGACTTCGCCCACGGCCTACGGCCCTTTCCGATATCCACGCACCCGTAAACGTTCCAGGAGCTGAGCTTCGTTGATGCCTTGCGCTTTCGCGTCATCGAGCATTTTTTGATACTCCGCCGCAGGAACCGGAATCAGCGGTTGCTGTGGACGGCCTTGCAGCCGCCCTGTCCCCCGGCGCCCTTCTCCTGGTGGCTGGGTTGGCACATTCGCCCGAATATCTGGGGCCGCAATCTCAGGCCGCACATTGGGATACCCGGCTGACTGTTCCCGCGCCACCGCCAACTGGCGCTCATAGGTTTGTTCATGCGCTTTATACAGTGCGGTACTCTGGTCTATCAATTGCCGCCGCTGCTCTGGGTCCAAGACACCGCCCGCTGTCACCCGGTCCCAGGCCTGTTTAAAACGTTGCCCCAGTGTGCCAATTTGTTCAGGTGTCAGCGGCGAATTGAGCCGCGCCGTTTCTGGATTACTCAAATGCGCAAACCCATAGAGCAAGGACAGATCGGCAGCATTGCGGTTTTTGGCGGCGGCAGCTCCTGACGACGCTTGCACCTGATTGTACGCGGTCCGCACACTTTGAAAGGGTTGAAAGTTCCGTTCATTCTCGGCCCGTAACGCCCGTTCCTGCTCTGATTGAAACTTCACCGCCGCAATATCCCGGATGGGCTCACCGCCTGGCCCTGTCAGCGGTTGTGCCGTACTGGGCACCGTCGTTGCCCCGGCTCCACCGCCAGAGGGAGGCACATTGGCCCCAGGATACACAGGCTCCTTTTGACGGTATCCGTATATGTCCGTCCCATAGCCCGTTTGGCGTAACCGTTCACGTGCCACCAGGGCTTCTTCCGCGGCCGGCGTCAGCCCTCCACCGACACTCCCCGGTGCATAGGGCGACGGCGCGCCTGGCGGCAGATACTTATACGTAAACTGAGGCCCGGCCGTGGTGTCGGTCCTGACCAGTTCCCCGCTTTTACGGATTTCAGCGAAACGATCCGTCATATTCTTCATCGCGTCATTGGCCCGGCCCCAGGCTGCTATTTGTTGCTCCCCCCGTGTCTTAGCATCCATGGCCTGGGCCGCCAGGGCTCCGACCATCTGCGGGTTGTACTGCTCCGGCCACTGCTGCGCCCCCGGAATCCCCCGTGCGACTGCCACAGCACGGGCCTGTTGCCAAGCCGCCGGGCGTTCGGCCTCGGGTCGCGACATGACCGCATCCGCGATTTGGGCCATCGCATTGTTGGCAGCGAGAGCAAAGTCTAACTGCCCCTTTTGCTGCTCCATCAGATGTTGATCCATCTTCATGAAGCGGTCGATAATCGGTCCGACCACCTCGGGATGCCCCTGCATATACATCCGGTCATAGAGCTGCCGCTGCCGCTGTACGTCGGCCATGATGTCGCGCTGCGGCTGCGTCTGGGCCTGCGCCTGCGGCTGCGTCTGGGCTTGCGGTGCGGCTTGCGGCGGGGCCTGCGGTGGGGCTGGCGCCGGCATGGGGGCAGAGGGCACACTGGCCGGGCCAGGCGCCAGCCCCAGATCTGCCTGGTAGGGACTGAGCTGCCCAGGGTCAAAACTCGGCTGTGCCCCCGGCCCTGGCGTCTGCACGCTCGCCACCGGAGGCGGTGCGGCTGGAGTCGCTGGCGCCGACGTACCGCCCTGTGCCCCTAGAGGCTGCGCCCCACCGTTCTGCCCACTGCGGTAGGCGAGGAGTTGCGCAAACGCGCCCTGGGGATCTTGCAGATTGCGGTACGTCTGCATCTTATACGCGAGGTCACCCATCTGCAGCTGGCGCAGGGCATTCTGGCTCTGCAGATTCTGGAGTTGGGCGACGGTGAGCAGCATCTGGCTCGGATCCGTACCCTGAAACTGCGGTGGGCGGACCTGCAAACTTATGTCTGGTTGCAACGGCATAGCACGGTCCTTTTAAATAGCATAACCACCACCATAGCCACCGCTATAGCTCCCACCGCCCCCATAGCCGCCATACCCGCCATACCCGCCGAAACCTCGTCCCTGCCCGAGCACATACTGCCGTAACAGATCATAGTTAAAATAGCCCTGCGCGGCGTTGCCGATACCCTGCAACCCGCCCAGCCAGGCATTGGCCGCACCGACGCGGCCCGCGGCCTGGGCCGCGCCCGCACTGGTGAGGTTCGCTGCTTGCTGCGCCGCCGTCTGACCGCCTAATTGACCGGTGGCCCCGAGCGACGTCTGCCCGATCCCCGCCAGATTCGCCAACTCATTATACTGCATATTCCTGAGCCCGCTCTGGGTGGCGAGATTGGTGGTATATTGACTCAGACGCCGCTGTTGATCCGTCTCGTTCGCCGTCTGCGCGAGTTCATACTGCCGCTGCGTTTCCCCCAGGGCCCGCTGATAGAGATCGGCATTGGCTTGATAGGCCCGCTGGTAATTCATCTGGTTCAGACCCAGGGCCCGCTGATACGCTGCGCCGTATTCCTGGGACGCCATTTGTTGCCCAAAATCCTGGGCGGCTTTAAGTTGTCCCCCCGATACCAGTGTGCCCTGGGCGGCAGCACTGCGCTCCAAGGCCTTTTGTCCTTGCTGCACGCGGAAGGCATAGCCGGGATCGTCTTGCAGCACTTGCTGCCCGGTCGTCGGCGTAAAGGCATACTGCCCAGGCGAGAGCGGCTGGAACTGCGCCGCTTGCGCCGCCGTCATGCCCCCGTCTCCTCCAGGACCTCCAGCACCTCCAGCAGCTCCAGCAGCACCAGCTCCTCCAGGACCTCCAACCCCGCTACTAAGCCAGGGGGCATTCGGGGTAAAGGCATACGCGGAGGGATCAAGCGTCGGCGTGCGCTGAAAATTCGGATAGGTAAGCGGATTCATGGTCAGCGGGATGAGCTGGCCCAGACCATAGTACCCGGCTTCACGGTACGGGCCCTGATCCGCCCGCTGTTGCTGGTACATCTGCCACAGCGTCTGATTGGCTTGATTGGCCGCCTGGGCCTGGATATTGGCCGCATCCCGTGCGGCAGACGCCGACATGCCGGCGCCAATCAGGCCGCCGATGGTTTGAATGCCCGTGGCGGCCAGTGGGCCGTAGCCGCCCAACAGGCCGCTGCCTCCGGCACCCAGCAAGGAGCCCAATACCCCCCCACCGCCCGTGGCTGGTGTCAGAGTCCCCAGCGTCGCCGCAGTGACGTCTGGTGCCAACGTGCTGATCGGAATGCCCGCCGCTAGGGCCCCGGCCCCGGCCCCGGCCCCGGCCTCGGCCCCTCCTGCGGCCCCGGCCCCGACCCCGGCCGCCAGTTCTCCGGCCCCGGCTCCGGCCGCCGGGGCACCCCCTAAGTACCCATACGCCGCCGGAATGCCATACCCCGCTAACAGCCCGCCTGCCGCCACCAGCCCGATCCCGGCCAGCGAGCCCCAGACCGGCCCAAGCCCGAACAGCCCGCCCTGCTCCTGGGGATACGACACGGACGTCGGGCCGCCCGTCGCTGGGTCAATCTTGGTTAAATCCCAGCCCCTACCTCCGACATCGTTCCTGGCCGCAGTCGGATGATAATAGGTGCCAATCACATTGCCCTGGGCATCAATGCGCTCAAGCCCGCCCCCACCGCCTGGCGTCTGGCTGATATCCTGCCCAGGCGTATAGGAGGCATCGCGGTACCACGCCTGCCCCGGAGCATTGGGATCTTCTGTCGTCCATTCGCCGCCCGGCCCACGCGGGTCCGTATTGAGGTTCTGGGGCTGCGCCGGGACCCGCTGAAAGCCTCGATCCGTGGTAATATACCAACCGATGCCGGCATTGTCGGTATACTCCGGCCAGTACTTTTTACCATCATCGGTGTGATACCACCCAGAGGGATCATAATACGGCATTAGGTCACCTGCTCAGTGGTTACGTGGGGAACTGGGCGCGCCTCAAGCGCCGTGACTCTGGTCTCCAGATCACGGATAAACCGCACCAACCCCTCGAAAAACTGAGTCGTGCTCACGCTCACCTGCCCCCGGCTAAAGTCCAGCGCCATACTTTGCACGGTTGCTGCCGTGTAGGGAACCACTGGAACACTCAAGGTCTCGTCTCCCACTGCTGGAGAATCCGTTCAATCGTCGCCAGGCACTCGCTCATCGGGATGTCCTGCACCCGCTTCGGTGCCCACGGATTAAGCCCCGGTGCCCGGACCAACGTACAACGTGCCTGGTGCGTCACGTCGACTTGGAGGTAGAGCGAGCCAGCGCAACCACTACAGCTCGCCCCAAGAAGAGACATGAGCACCAGGACACGCCTCATCGAAGCCCTAGAGCCGGCCAGTGGTCGCCAGCACGGGCCACGCCACCATCTCCGCGACCGCCTGCGCCCCCTCTGCCTGCCTGCGCTCGATCATCTCTCGTGTATGAAGGGTACGCGGTTCCTGTCCCGGCCATACCTGCTGCGACAGCGCTTCGACGGCATGCATCAGTACATCCGCTTCGGTAATCGTCAGATAGCGCTCTGGACGGCAGCCCCAGGGACACGGCATATTCTCCGTCACACCCCAAAGTCGGCAGATCATGGGGCGGCTGGCGTAGACCGTGCATTTGCCACGCTTGAGTAGCGGACACACCACCTGTTTTGCTTCTGCCAGCCGCAAAGGACTCGCACGCTTAATCCGTATCCATTCGACATACGCCATGCCGAGGGGTCCGCAGCAATCCTGGCAGAGTCCTTGACAGGCAATGGAGGGCACCTGGGCATACATCTGTTCAAGGGCAGCACAGGCATCTTTAAACGTCATCACCGTGAGGCAATCCCTATATATTCAAACCAGCCACCCAGATACGCCACGATCCCGGTATTGGTATCGGCAGCGTCCGCCCCCTCGCGCTGTACCTGAAAAATGATCGCATCGTTGCCGCCAAACACGTTCGGGCCAAAGGGGAAAAACCGCAAATACGAGGTATCCGCCGCCGCCGGTGTCCAGGGCGCCTGCGTAAAGCCCAGCCCATACTGCGGCTGCCCATCCCGAATCAGGATCGCGGTATAGGACAATTTCACATTATTGCCCGCCACGGAGTTCGTCAAAAAGAGCTTCAGCGTCGAGTTCTGGGTAAAATCCATGCCCAGAGGCGCCGGCACGATCCAGGCATACGTCGTGTTGGAGCCGTGCGGCCATCCCGCCACGGCATACGACCCGTGTCCGAGGGTCGCAATACGGGTCGTCAGGGTCGTATACCATTGCGTCGTGCCCTTCATCTCGCCGATAATAAAGCGCAACTCCTGAATTTGCTGCTCGCCAAAGAGCGGTAAAACCTCCGTGCCCACCTCGCCCGGATTAATGCCCAGTTGCATGGACGTCAAGAGTTCCTGACTTTGATACCAGGGCACGGTCTGACTCCCCCCGCCTTTCATCTCGCGCAGCATCGTATGCAGTTGCGCGATTTGTTGCTCGCCAAACAGCGGCAACTGTTCCGTGCCCACTTCGCCCGGATCCGCATTGAATTGAAACTGTGCCAGCGTTTCGTAGCTCTGGCGCCAGTTCGACAAATTCTTCAGTTCGCTGACCATGGTGCGGAGTTGCAGAATTTCTTGCGCCACATTCTGCGCCAGAATTTCCGTCCCAGGCTCACCAGGGTCCATGCCGCTGTTGCCCTCTTGCACGGTATCCGACACCCCGGAGGTAATCGTGGTCGCATCACTCAAGGGCACCGGGACGATGATGCCGTCGATGGTCGACAGCGGTACATCCTGGGCATTATGGACTGATAGTTTATATGAAACCGAACACGTAAGGTATACATCCATGAATCCGCCAGCATCAGCTATGGTAGGATTTGTATTAATCCCAGTTCCAGCAGCGCTATTGTACGTGGCCAGCGGTGTCGTAGTCCCGCCGTGATAGGTATACAGCTTCCCGCCACTCAATGGATTTCCATTTGCATCAAAGAGTTGTAAGCGAGGGAGCGCCAACGCTGCAACAGCCATCTTAAACTAATCCTTTACAGTACATAGAAATTGTTTTCTGCGTCTATCGTGCTATACTTCCTCGTGCAGCTAGGGTCTGCAGCCCGACAAGCCAGCACCTGTACTGGTTGCTGCACACATCTTTTACAGGTTCTAACCAAACAGGAGGTTAGGAATGAAAAACATCCCCCGTGTCTGTCAATATAGTCCCTGTAGGAAACCCTTTATGGTCTATCCCTCACAATTACGCAAAGGCGCAGGTATTTATTGTTCACGCGCCTGTATGTATGCGTCCTTCTCAAAACCAATTCCGCGTGTGTGTCGCCTTTGTCGTCGTGATTTCCTGTCCTACCCCGCTCAAATACAACGAGGAAACGCCCAGTACTGCTCTCGATATTGTTACGACAGCGCCAAACGGTTTGACCTCACGACTTTTTGGCAATGGGTCTCTACCTGTCTGCATGGAAAAGACTGTCCTTTTTGTTGCTGGCCGTGGAAACTCCCCTTAAAAAACGGTTATGGCTATTTCCAGCTTGAGCGTATCCAATACTACGCCCATCGTACAGCCTGGGAGATTTGGCACAATCGGCCTATTCCCCATGCCTTATTTGTAGCTCATTACTGCCACAACCGCGCTTGCTGTAATCCAGACCATATTCACGCGGCAACCCCGAAAGAAAATATTGCCGATTCTATCCGTGATGGCCGTATGGGATGGCAGCAAGATCGTTAAACATTCGCAACCTCCATTTCTAGATGCGCTCCCAACACGGCTCTCGGTACTGGGTCTGATATGGATATTTCATACACTCGCGACCGACTCCGTCCCAGCCGCCGAAACACGGCCCTTTTCAGCCGCTGGCCCTCCTGGCCGAGTGTCGCCCGACGCTCCTCGCTCCAGGTCCCCGTCGCATCATCACTCCAGCGCAGCATCAGCTGCGGGTCACTCCCCTGGCCCGTGTCGCCCCCGAGCCCCATGTGACAATCGACTTGCAGCGTATGATGATGCACCCAGGGCAAATTGGCTGCCCCCTTGCCCTGAAACACATACGGTGCCCGGCGCAGGGCAAGCAGGGGCATCCCATTATCGTCATACGTGCGCTCATCCAGGATATACACGTTACCATTGGCCCAGTCCCCCACGAGGTGCACGCCAAAGGCAAACGTATGCGCATTGGCCCGGTGCCGCTCGAACATACCGGTCTCCGGATTCAAGTAGGCCCGCTCATGCCACAGCCCCGACGCCAAATCAAAGACCCACGTCGCATTGCCGGAGGGAAACGTCAACCAGTAAAACTCATGGCCGTCGCGTTGCTCACCCCACGCGATGGCATCCTGGAGAAACCCGGCGGTGCCCCCGCGCGCTTGGCGATAATAGTTTTGCCAGGCCGCCTCCGTCGCATGCGTGGAAACCCGCGCCAGCACGCCATCCCGCATGAGGAAGACCATCGCCTGGCCCTCCTGATTGGCAGACAGCCACAGATGCGCACTGGCCCCGAGCGACGCCACCGAATGGATCGCGGTAATGCCCTGCTCACTAAACCCACCCTGAATGCGCTGGAACGGATTGAGGAGATCCCCGACGTTCATCCAACGCTCCGTCGTCGTCGCGCCAAACAACCAGATTTCCCGCTGCTGCACCAGTAAAGACACCAACCGGTCGGGAAAGCCATCTACCGATGCAAAGTCTAAAGCATCGAAGTTAATGGCGTTTAAGTCCGTCCAGAAAAACTGATTCGACAGCGGCCGATTAAACAGCAAATAGTGGTCGAGCGTTTGCACCCGATCGGCGCCAGGAAAGTTGGGATCAATAATCTGCCTATAGAGATTGGTCTGCAGATTCAGACTATAGCCATAATAGCCATCCACGATGACAAGATACTGACCATTATCGGCCATCGACACGGGGCCTTGACTCGTCAGGAAAAACCCGCGCTGCGTCAGCGCCCCGTAAGGCGTCACTTCATACAGGTCATTGCCTGCCGCAATAAAACAGCGATCGAGAGTCCCCGCATGCGTCGTGTACAGGCCGTTGCCCCGAATGCCCATGCCCGCTGCCAGGCCAATCGCCGTAAATAACTTGAGTCCGGGCGTCCCCAGCAGCACCGTTGGCACCTTGCCTGTTTTACTTTCTACGGTTTCCACATAAAAATTCACCGTGCGCTGGGCATCTACCGGCAAGGCCCGTAACGTATACGACCCGCCGACAAAAGGCACAGGGGGCATATTAAGTCCTATTCCGGCTGGCTAATATGGTCATAGTAACTATAGCTCCCCACTTTACGCCCAAACAACCCATGCGGCATCTGCAACACGGGAATCGACGCATTGAGCGACTCCACCAGTTGTCGCGCTTCCATCGCAATTTTGACCGTTTGGGGCGTGAGGCGTGCACCCGGTTGTTGCCCCAGATCCACCGCCAGGGCATGCACGAGCAAGCGCTCATAGCCCGGCGGCAGACTCAGGACGTCGTCCAACTGATCCACGCTCGACACGCTCCACGGATGCCACACCCAGAGCACAATCTTTTTCGACTGCGTCGGAGACGGATGCAGAAACAAGACCCCCAGCGGCCAGCCAGGCTCATAATAAAACCGCGTCGGCAGCGCTGACGTCAGTTCCCGCACCCGTAAGTTGTGGTATTGCTGCCGCTGCAACCGGCCCAGCGGCAACTCCAAGGCGGGCACTTGCGCTTCATCGCGCCAATTCGCCGCCTCAATCCGCACCGGGCGCACGATAGGCAAGTCCCCGCCCGGACCAAGCGTATACTGCTGCTTCAATACCGTCATGGTGAGAACCTGCCGATCCAGGAAGTACACCAGCAGCTCCTCCAACGCCCAGGCATCAATCATCTGGTTCAGCACGGTAAGGCAATCCTGGGCCAGGGTGGCGTCGAGAACTTCCCCGGCGGCCCGCAGGCCCACGAGCAACGCACTTTGATGCAGCAAATCACGCACGGTGCCCATCTGACACCTCCAGTGGTCGCTCGCACGGAGGCGACCTATGCCGCGTCCACGGCTCAAAGGCCAAGAGTGCCTCGACCGTCGGCCAGACCCCAGTAAACGTGAGAGCCCGATCATCTAGCGTCACCATCGCGGGCGGCTTTTCGAGCGGAAACAGCAGCCATTTCTCCACGATATCGCGCCGATATTGTGAGGCAGCATGCTGGCGAAACCACCTCCGCATGGCCTCAGTACCGCCTATCTCATGACTGCGACTCGAATAAATATGCACCTGAAACGCCTGGACCGCCGCCTCCAGAAACCGCCACATCCCCGGTACGGGGGGATCGGAAATGACCGTTGCCCCCTGCCAACCACTCGTGTAACTATGACACACCCCGTCAAAATCGAGACACAGTATGGGCTTCCGCGTGGTCATGGGTTCACCGAGAACAGGGCCATTGACCGTGCTATAGCATCCATTGTGTCGTCATTGACTAGTTCTAAAAGTAGGTTGCCAGTTCCCTCCGTAAACGCCGTGAGCGCCGACACGGTAAAGACCAGGGTATCGCCCCGGTTAAACTTGTTGAGGCCCGTAATGGCCGTAGCGGGCACCTGCGCGCCCTCCGGCGTACAGTTGGCACTCGTCAGGGCTAACACCCCGCCCGTCATCACCGTTGACACCGCCGCCGCCGTGACAATCTTTGGCGTCAGTGTGGCCGCCTTGGCCGCCGTCGTCACCTTACTAAACACGCTGAAGCGGTACGAATCTAAGCGCCCCTTAAAGGGTGCTGTATACTGGATCTGATCCCCGGCCACAAAACCCGTCAACGCCAGATACAGCGACACCGGGATACTCCCTGCCCCGATGGCGATATTCTCCAAGGTCATGGTCTGACCTTCAACATTGGGTCCCGGAAAGGCCATAATTATGTCCTCCTGCCGCGTTCATGCGCCGGAGCTTCAGGCGCCGCTTGCGGCGTTGCCTGAGCTGCCTCTAAGGCATCTACACGCGCCTCAAGCACGTCCATCTGCGTTTGATGCGAGGTTAGTAACCCTAACACCTGCTGATACGTATCCGGCGACACGTACGCTTCTGGCGCTGGCGGCGCATTCGACACATACACCGTCGACGCTGGCGCGGTCTCCACCCCAAACGCCGCCAGGCTGTCGCGCCAGCCAAGGGCCCACAGCGCACTGTACTGCTCAAAACTGTGCACTCCCTCGTGCAAATGCCGGCCTCCTTCGTCGACAAAGGCCAGATAGCACGGCTCAAACGTCTCGACGGTCATCTGCATGCTGGGCGCAATCGTGACATTGCCCCCAGCCACCACGGTCACGTCATCCGCCATACGTTAGTCCTTATCAAATTGTTATGATGCGATACGGACTGCTAAGTCCGGGTATATATAGGTCCACCCATAGAGTACGTCCAATCTACCTGCACTAATATCATTCGCACCATCCTGATACATATAGAAGCGTATCGAGATGTTGCTATCGGGGTCACTCACCCGTTCGCACAGTTCCCGTGGCACACCGGGCGGGTAATCCAGATCCACGACGGCAAGCGTGATGGCGTCACGGTGAAAGCCCAGGTTCTGCGGACTCATCGTATTCGCCGCACCGATCACCGTAAGCGGCGCATTGGCCAGCGGCGCCGCGTTCACCGTCTGAAACTGCACCCGGCTGCCATCCGGGTTGGGCGGCGTAATGGCCGGGTAAATCGGAATCGTCGCCGCGCCTGTGGCATCGCTGGAGGTCTGCGCCTGCACCACAAAGTTTTGCAAGCGCCCGGTGGATTGCCGGTTCTGCGGGTTGACCGAATAGACCCCTTGAATGGTGAACACGTCCCCCCGGTTGAGCCGCACCGCGGCCGCAGCGGTCCAGCCGCCCGTGACCAGGTTCGATCCCGTCTGGCCGCCACCCGTGACCGTCGGCGTACCACCTAGCGGGCCCACGGTATGGGCCGGAATGTTGACATCTTCATACCAGTCCCAGCCACCCGATTGATCCATTAAACCCGTACGGTACAGTTCACTGATGCCGGGCTGCGGGTTAAATAGTGTCGTCTTGGCCTCGCCAATGACCGCCATGCTATTGGCGCCCAGCATGAGCGAGCGCATGCCTTCCCCCTTGGGCGCGCCCTGTTCGGTCAGAATCGCTCCCGCCTGCCAGTACGTCGCCAGCGAGTTCGGCACGACACCTGGCGTGCCCAACATCCACGGCACCTGGTAATAAATCCCCAGACCATCCTCGTCAATGACGTTGGCAATCCGGGCCACGGCGGGCTCAAGATGGCGCCTTCTAAAATCATCCATACTGAGGGTGAAGTCAAACGACGTAAAGTTGAGGTCCACGCCAAACATTGACAGCGTCAGATTCGTGTATTGTTCGTTGATCCCTTCAAAGTACGCCGTCGCACCACGCCGCCCGACATACCGTTGCGGCTTGCGTAAACTGATCGTCTGCCCGTGCTTAGCGCCCGTCTGCGCAAACTGGTTTTCGTATTGGCGATTGACCCGGTTGCCCATCTGTAAGCGGTTCTTGAGAATCATGGCGCTTTCGTAACTAATATGCGCCGGGGTGAGAAACGTATTATTGGTAGCCATAGGGCATACATATCCTCTACATTGGCACCGGAGCACGGCAGTTGCCTGCCAAAGCGAGCCGTGCGCCGGTAGGTCCTATATGCCCGCAAGCCACTTGGGTCACGGGCGTCCGTTGCGTTCTTTGAGCCGCATCTGCTCATAATCACTGAGCGGCATCCCCGCATGAAATCCCAGCACGGGTTGCGCACTCCCCGTCCCCACCGGAGCCAGGGGGACCGGCGCCGGGGGCGCCAGCGCCACAGACGAGGCCGCTCGCCCGGAACGGTCACGACTGTGCCCCTGCTCCCTGGCCAAGCGCGCTTCTAAACCAACCAGATAGCGCGCAGCCGCATCCGGCGTCATGGCGTTAAAGGCGCGCAACTCTTCGGGGTTCGTGCCGAGGTGATACATCAGGGCCGCCCCGTGCTCCGAACCGACGAAAAACGGTGCCAGCACACTGCCCGGACCCGTCGCGACTTGCAGCTGCGCCATACGGCGATCATAGTCCGGGTATTTAAGACGCCCTTCTTCGGTGCGCTGCCGCCACACCTGCTCCACCTGCTGCGCCGCCTGTGCCCGCTGGTTCGCCACGGTCTCCGCGGTCTCCAGCTCCCGCCAATACAGCCGCAAATCATCTTCATACTGCTGATAATCGCCGTAGTGCTGTGGCTGCGGCCGGGGGCGCATCCCCGGAGGCACGGCCGGACCCTGCCCCTGCGGCTGTCCCTGTGGCTCCACTCTCTCCCGCTGCAGGGCGGCTAACTGTCCCTCCAGAAACGCTAAGCGCTGTTCACGCTCGATGTCCCGCGCCAGCAACTCCGTATGCCGGCGCTGATAGTTTTGATTCTCTTCCCACAGCCGGGCCCGAAACCTGCGGTTCGACTCGCCCGGATGCTGGCCCAAATCCTGAGGCGTAGGCGCTGGAGGCGCTGCGGGCTCCGCAGATTCCTCAAGCTCCGCGCCCTCGTCGTCTCCCGGCTCTGTGGGCTCCACAGGCACCGGGATGTCATCGTCATCCCCCGCTGCGGGCTCCGCAGGGGGCGGTGGTGCGGTGGGTGCAGGCGGTGTCGTCTCGACCGTGAACCGTGGATGATTGGCATCCGCGACCGGCGTAATCGTGCCGTCTGCATTGAGCACCGCGCCACTAGCAAATATGGGTCCTGCCATCTGGTGTACTCCTCGTCACAGCCCGGTTTGGGTCGGGCAGCCACCCACGATAATCGGCGTCTCAATAACGCAAAAAGGCGCTGCCTCGCTCGTGCACGAGACAGCGCCTCAGAGGTGCGTCACATTCCTAGTGGCCGCCAGGATAGACGCCGATATGGAAAATTGTCTACGCCTATAATACAAGTTTGTTCAAGGTTTTTCTATACCTTGTTTAGGCTTTGTTTACTGTTTCATGTTGTCCTACTGTGCTATACTTCTCCCTGTCTGTGGAGTAGATGGTGTCCATTGCCACAGACAGTTTTTGTTCCCTTCCAAGGCTCTTCGACAACACAGCGTAGGTGGTTGAGAGAGGCAGTCTCTCTCGTAAAACGTTGTACGCATAGCAAGAACCTCTCGTCAGTCCTGGAGCTTCTTGACGTTGCTCTAGGCGCGCCCAATGGCGGGGCGCTCAACAGGGTACGAGGCCCGGCCGACCGGGACCCACCTCAAGAACCTGAACCGGCAACTTCCAGGGACGGTCCCTGGAATCCGCCTCGTTCACGGGGCGGAGGATGTCAAGTCTTGCCACACCACATCAAGGTCAAGGCAGCGCTCAGGCATAGAGGGACCCCTGTTTTGGCTTCGACGATGGCAACGGCACCGGGAACAAATGCAGTTGCTGCGTCAAGACTTCCAAGCGCCGACAGGCATACTCAAAATAGGCGGGATTGATTTCAATGCCTATAAACCCACGCTGCAACTGCAGCGCCGCGTATCCCGTCGTGCCCGAACCCATAAATGGATCAAGCACGACCTGTCCGGGTAAACTGGCCCGATTGACCAACCAGCGCATCATCCTAATGGGCTTGGCACAGGGATGCGCGTGCAGATTCGCATCATTGCCCGAGGTCTGAGCACAGGCATTGGGACGCGATCCTTGACCAATGGCGAGATAGGGATCTTTCCCATAATAGAGAATCGGTGACATACACGTAAAGCCCCACCGGCTGCACCCCGTGCCGGCGGCGAAGAAAAAACAGCCAATATCATCGGCGGAGGGATAGCGCCCGAGATTCCGTACCCCTGATATCACCGCCATACAGGTAGCCAGATTCCGACACTGGGTCAGAATAGGCAGCACCACGTTCTCAAAATACGCGACTGTATCCTCATGTGCAAAGGTATCTGGACGGCGCGTACCCTTACGCTGCCCATTCCCGAGACGGCGCGAGCCCATTTTGCCTCGCAACTCCACTCCATAAGGCGGATCCGTAATGACCGAATCCACCGGCGCAAGCGTAGACACAATCTCCGCTGCATCGCCACAATAGAGCGTACAGGCACCTATCTGCTCCATCGTCCAACTCAAGTCTTCTTCCCCTTCGGCATCGCCACTAACTCTTTCATCGTCATATTATCACGGCCGTTGCGCCCCGCTACCCCAAACGTACTGGCACCATAGGTCGTATTGCCCTGGCCACGCCCATAGCCGTTGCCATTGCCATTGCCATTGCCATTCCCATTCTCTCTGCCGTTCCCATTCTCTCTACCATTGCCATTACCATTGCCGTTGCGCTCCAGCATCTTATGTGCCATCCGTTCAGTCTCAAGCGCTTTGGCGCCAATCGCGCGAGTCAAATCACCGTTTCTGCCGTTGCGTGCCATTCTTTTTCCCCTTCTTGCTGCCACCCACTTCAATACCCGGATACTTCGCATGCACCTTGCGCTTCACCGCCGCCTGCTCCGCTGACGTGCCGTGTTGCGCCACCCGCGCTAAAGCGTTCCTAGCTCTGGCCTTTGTATCTATTGGATATGATCCTTTTTGACCCTTACTCTTCTCTTCAGCAGTCGGGGGAAGAGCGAACTGGCCTTTGGACAAGCCCACCCGGCCGCTCGTGGTGATTTTGCCGCCCGATTCCTTCGCCGCCTTGATCTTGCGGCCCGTCGCCGGATTCGTTTTTGTCTTCGCCACGTTTCAGAACCTCCAGTATCTCTGGCAAGGATGCCGTCATCAACTGCACCAGGTCTGCCTCAGTCAGTATCAACATCCTCCTCCTCGGCAACAGCCGCAAACACGCGCCCACAGCAACTCATCCTCACAGGGAAGCCCTCGATCGGACGCCACTGACCACAGCACGCTATCTCCATCGGGGCATGGCCCTGCGTGCGGCGGGTATAAAGCGTACCGGCATAGTCAGCGGGTAGACGCGGACTCGGCGTATAGCACTGAGAACAGGCGCTATACGGCTCTTGATCGTTGGGATAGCCACAGACGCCACAGAGGCCCGCGGCCCGGCGGCAACGATAAACCACAGAGGACGTCCCCACCGTTTACACCTGTCTCGGACGGCGCCGAAGCGACGCCAGATGCGCCTGGAAACGCGACTCACGCGCCTGCAGGGCCGTGCGCACCGCATGCGCCGCACTCTCCCAGGCTGAGCGCTGCTCGGGAGTCTGGTTCGGCCAGGCCGGTAACCCCTCGTTGTGCACGCTCCGCCAGCCCTGATGATCCCCATACGCCTCATAGGCGACCTGACCTAAGCTGCGCAGGGCTCTCGTATCGCTCATGGCTGTGCCCCTCCGGTCACGGCCTGCGACTGCGGCTGTGGACCAGGCGCCAGCAGCAAGGCCGCCTGACTTACTGGATCGGCCAGGGAGTCAAAACCCGGCTGCGCCACGTGTTGTTGCACCGCTGGCCAGTCGACCTGGTCAAAGTTCGGGTACGCCTCCCGGTAGCGCTGGATCATGGCCTCCGTCTGCCGGATCCCCGCCCCCAGCTGCTCCCGCAGTTGTTGCCGTAAAGCTCTGGTTTCCATACTGCTCGTGCCGTTAGCCACATTTTCTCCAAGGGAGCTGCCGGCCTTCAGTCGGCAGGGGATTTGGAGGTTGAGCCCCACGGGCTTAACTCTTGTTCAAGGTCTGTTCAAGGTTTGTTCAGTCTTTGTTCACTGTTTCTCTTAGACATAGTGTGCTAGACTTTCAGACAGTATGCCTGCTCTTTCAAATATCGTTTGCGGGTTGCTGTTCGCAGGGAACAGCGTAAAAGCGATACCGCAAAGTTCGCACCATACGAGGTACTGCGTGGTCGTCTGGTTGTTTCAGCATATCGCTGGCCAGACATAAGACCATCCATTCAGATGCCTCTTGCAGAGACTGTTGCTGTCTCTGTTGCGTCTGCTAGAAGGCTGGTCCTTTGGGGCAGACGTAAGTAAGAGTGATAGCATCTCACTCCCCTCAGGACGTTGAGGGCCAACCTGGGGAATCCGCCTGGTTTACCTGGCGGAGGACGTCAAGAGTTCCAGGTAGTGGTGATACTGCTGGCTGAATTGCGCTTGCAGCTGGGTGTAGCGGCGCTGGAGGTCCTCGTGGTGTCTGGTTAGGGCGCCCAGGCGTCCGCGCAGATCCTGGTTGTCGGCCTGGAGCGCTTGGACATCCATCGATCGTCCTGCATCGCTAGCGCATCCCCCATGGCTGCCGATATAACTGTCCCAGGTTCGGCGCAAACGTGCCCGGTACAGACCCTTGCGGCGCTGGCGTCCCCTGCGGCGGCGCGTACATCCGCTCGATGGCGGGCGGCGCTGGATTCGCCCTGAACGTGCCCGGCACATACCCCGGTGGCGCTGGCGTCACCTGCGGCTCCTGGATCCGCTGCATGAGCGCCCAGTCCTCTGGCGACATCCCCACCGGCCCCAGCCCGGCCCGCTGCCGCGCCACTTCCCGCTCCAAAGCCGGTGGTGCCGGAAGCACCGTCCCCGTCGTCGGCATCGACTGCAGTTGCTGCCATAACTGCTGCACCGCCGCGTCAGACCCACTCGACTGTGCGGCCGGCCTCGGACTCCAGCCCCGGTAGATAGCCCGTAAGGCGTCTGCGGTCGTTCCCGTATCCCCCATACCGCCAACGTTTTGCTGCACCCACGACGGCCCCGCATCTAGCCACGAGCGCCCCAGTTGCGACCCAAGTAGCGCCCCGTACCAGTCCGACGCATCCCACGCCATCATGCTCCCCCTTAGCGCCCCGGATAGTCCTTTTCGCCTGTTAGCCATTGCCGCAACACGTAATGCTCCACTGGCGTCAGGGGCTGTGGCAGATAATTCTGGTACACCGACGGATGCACCTCCCGCGCCGCCCCTAACATCCGATCCATCAGCGCGTGCTGCGTCTCTACCGGTACCTGCGCCGTCTGCTGATTGAGGAAGTGCAGCAGTTCATGCCCGAGCGTATTCCACGTACTGGCGGGCACTTTCCCCGTCTGATACCGAATCACATTGGCCTCCGGGTCAAACGACCCGACCGCCTGCTCCCGCGCCATGAGTTGCGGATCCGGCAAGACGCTCACCGTCTGCGGCACCGCCTGCGCCTGCGCCAGAATACGCTTGTACTGATCCAGCAGGTAATCGCCCGACGGCTGCGCCTGCAACGACTGCATCATCGCCTGTCCCGACGGCGTCGTTACCACCTCCGCTTCCGCCTCTCGCGGCCCCAGCAGCGACGACAGCCAATCCTTCACATCCCACGCCATCACTCACCGCCCTCGCCCTCTTCCCGTTCCTCAGCCTCTAGCCTGTCTAACTGCTCCCGCATCTGCTGCAGATGCCGCATCAGCCCCGCCACATTGCTCACCGCCGTGTGGGCGTCCTGGCGCCGACTCATCAGCATCTTGTCCCGCTCCAGCTCCAGCATGGCCATGTCTTGCCGCGCCTTCATCGCCGATTCGGTCGCTTGCAACTCGACTTCGCGCTCCTTCAGTTGGATCTCTCGCAGCTCCATCATGCGGTCCTGCTTCAGTTGCTGATTCTCCTGGGTGGCCTGGCTCGCCACCTGCTCCACTTGACTCGCATGCGCATTGAGCGCCTGGGCCTCCTGCGTCTTTTGCTGCAGCCGCTGCATCACCACGGGTAACAGGTCTTCGGGCTTCTGACCTTCCTCGTCTTGCAAAATGCCAGGCGGCAGCGTCAACTTCGCCCGCCTGGCCGCCTCTTTGGCATCGTCAAAGTCCATATTGCCGATAATCAGGTCAGGAATCACGGCCCCGAGCGCCGGAATCTTATCGGCCACCTCGATCAGGTTCTCCGCCGTCTCCTGGCGCTGGGTCTTATAATTGGGACCCACATCCGTCACCACATCATACGTCCCCACGCTCAGGTTATAGATGCCCTCCACCCCGGCTTGCAGCTCTTGCAAACCAGCTTGCCGCGCTTGCGGGTCGGGGTGGAGCATAATCTGCCGCACGCTGTCATCCTTGCCCAGAATACGCAACACCCGATCAGGCTCCCGGTACACACGCGGAATGGCATCGACTAAAATCCGCATGACATGGCGCACCGCCCAGCGTAAATGCTCGGCATAGTGCGAACTCCCCATTTCACTCTCGGTACGCCGGATTTCCGCATGCCGCCCGCTCGTCTCATTCGACGGTTCGCCTAAATCGGCTGGCGTGAGTCCCGTCGTATTATATAGGTCCTGCTGCGCCTGCTGTCTGGCTACCGCAATCGCCTGAATGGCGGGCTCAGCCGTCTGCCGCTGCGGTGGCGGCATCAGCTGGCCATTGGGCGCAAAATCGGGATTGTACGCCAGATAACTGTATGCTACCGTGTTCGCGTTGGCCCATTCCGGGCGATTCTGAAACTGCTTCACCGTCCCAATATACGAGGACTTGGGCGCCAGGGCGACCGTTTCCGCCCCCGTCGTCGTCCAGTAGTTATAGGCTCTCTGAGCATCAATCATGTCCCACACCACGCCACGATATTCGACTTCGCCGTTGAGGTCAATCTCGTCGCCAATAACCGGGACAATCGGCAGATAGCGACTCGGCCAAATGGACCGCTCGACAATCGTGTCTCCCACCAGTTTGCAAGCCCGGATAATCGGGAGTTCGCTCCGGCGCTGTTGCTGCACCGCGCCTGCTTCCGTGTCGAGGAGCGGCGTCACCCCATAACGCAGCATTTCCCAGGCCACACTGGAGAGCAGCGCCGCTTCCTGCGCCTGCTCATCCTCGGTAAGTTCGTCCTGTACCTGCATAATGGGCACATAGCGCGTTTCGCCACTGGAGAGCTGCACCAACTGCACCTGCAACGCTTCCCGGTAGTAGTAATCGACAAGGAGTGCCTCGTCGCGGCTCACCCAGCCATCCCCCGTACTGGCCCAAGCGCTTGAGACCCCCCGTGGAATCTCGTAGCGTTCACATACATGCGCGCGGTTGAGCCGCTCAACCACTAACCCCCACTCCGCACTGTGATAATCGGGAGTCCGGCGCCCCGCGGGATCCAGGTAGACCGCAAAGGGATTCAGAATCCGCTCCAAGCGCAGGACCTGCTGAAAGCTCCATGGACTCTCATAGTCCGTGAGCACGCGCATATAGCCTTTACCGTGCGTCACGGCCGCATCAAACGCCGTATCGACGACCGTATCCCAGTCACTCGCCTGAAGAATGGCGCGAATGAGTCCGTCAAACACAGACGCCGTCTCGACGTCAGCGCCCGACCCCACCGGGCGCGTTTTCCCCGCCGGCCGGTTCTGCTGCTCGGCGTTCGTGATCTGCCGGATAAATTTCCCCGTCTGGTTGATCGTGAGACACGGGCGCGGGTTGGGACCCGACGTGCGCACATAGATTTCGGCGGCTTCCCACTGTTCCCCGGCCCGGAATTTGAGGCATTTCAGCGCCTTGGTACGCCAGACGCCTTCGAAGCGCTCGACGGCCTGAAAGCGCTGGTGCGCCAAGTCACAGATGTAGCGGTCTTGCTGCACGCGACGCTCATACAGCGCTCGGTTATCGGCGTCAGAGCGGGTCTGGATGACCGGCTGACCGCGACTCGACACGCGGGGATCAGACCTGAAGGGCAGCGCCGTGGGAGAGAAACCAGGAGGCAGCGTCGCCATTTATTTTTTCGCCTTCACTTTTTCGGGGAGCTTCTTCCCTTTGGGCTTCCTAGCCATCTCTTCGAGCTTCGCTTCACTCATACCGGTCTGGGTCTTTTCTCCAGCACGGGCACGGGCAAGCTCTGCGCCCATAAACCGTTGCTGCCGCTTGCTCCTACTAGGCATTTCAGTCCCTCCTTTCACCTAAACGTGGCGCCGGCGCTGGCGGCGCTGAAGCTTCTGTGGCTTCCTGGTCTGCCGCCGTGTCCGCCGTCGCCGTCTCTGGCACAATAATCAGGCAGGCTTCCGGTTCGAGCCAGCCCTCAACAAACTCAGCCCGCGTGAGCAGCACGGCCCGGCGCTGACCACAGTGGGGACACACGGCAAGAATTTGCATGGCGAGTCCTCATCCCAATCAGTGCAAATACAGCCAGGCAGTCACCGCGCCCACGAGCAGCCCTACCAGCAGGCCCGTCCAGAACGCCACGGCCACGAGCGACGGCGGGGGGGACGCTTCCATCAGGACGAGGACACGGCGCTCGGCGGTATTGTCGTTGGCAGAACGAGAGAGAAACACAATTCAGCCTTTTCCTTATGCCGGTGGTGCTGGCTGCCCATCGATCATCACCACATGCAGCGGGCACAGCAGCAGCGTCCCAAACTCCCGCCAACCGGGCGGGGCCGCGACCTCTGGAATGGCCGACTTGGGCACCGCTTCGGCATGCTGCGTCTCAGTCGAATCACACCCGGCAATCGAGCAATGGTACGTATAGGTACAGTCTAGTGTCATATAGAGTCCTCTGTTAAGGGAGGTCTTCCCCAACTGTGACTGATGAATCGGTACCACCTTGCCGGATGCAGCTCCAGGCTTGCTGCCCGGCCTGCGTGGGAATGGTCAGGATGGTGTTGCCGGGAATGGTCAGGCCCACGGTTGCCGAGGGCGTCAACGTATATTTACCCGTAGTCTCAGCACAGTTGACCGGGTTTGCCGTCGCATTGGTGATGGTCAGGCGGCACCGTGACGTGTTGGCATCGACGATGGGCACCACGACCGTCGAAACCGCAATCGCTGCCCCAGCGGTGCCCTTGGCGTTAATACGAAAGTCATGACAACTAGGGACAGGCTGTTGAGCCATGCTACTAATAGCCCACAAGAGGCTTCCAATGAACAGCGCCAGCGCCAGGAAGCCAACGTTACGGCAGAGTGTCTTTATGCTCATACGCTTCCAGCCATCTTTCCATTTGCACACGTAACCACGCGGGAAACCGGAGATGATGCCGCCGCAGCGCCTTGTACATCCGCCGTTTCAGCGTCACGGGAATCGTCGCCTTCATTTGCGCTGTCGGCATGCGCATAGCAAATCCTGTATACTTATTAGGACTACACTCATACGAGAATTTAAATAAAGCGGATCAGTGTAGCAACCATGCGGCACGGCGTCAGTACCGCACTTCTCCACACTTGTGCACAGCCCGCACCGCCGCCACACTCATACGATTCTCTCGCGTTTTCCACATTTTATGCACAGCCCCCTAGTGCCCCATCCAGGAGGTCGAACGCCCACCAAAGCGCCCAAGCACCATCGGCGGTGGCGTGGGCGGCTCTGGCGTCTCCTGCAAACGAAACTCATCCTCGATGCCCGCCACCACGTCCAGACTATTAGCCAATGTCCGTAGGGCATCACTCCCATGTGAGGCCCAGTCGTGTTCGGGATGCGCCGCAAAGGTCTTCTTCACCTCATCCCACTCGTGTTTATAATCGCGCAATGCGTTGATGCCGACGGCACAACCCTCCTCATCAAACAGCAGCCTGGGAAACAGGGTCCGCACGTTATCAATACCCGTGACCAGGCTAGTCCGTTGCACCGAGCGCACCATGCCCTGCACAAGGCGCTGCAGCACGTCTTCCCGGCGTTCCCCCGTGCCCCACTCCCGGTTATGGCCATCATGCGGCAACAGATGGGCACGGTAATTGCCCTGATACGGCAACGCAGAGAGATACTGCCCGTAATGCGTCGCCCCGTAACCGTGATTCTCGTAGTAGTGCACACAACACACCTGGCGCCCGATGAACTGCACACACCAGATACTGGTATAGTCGTCGATCCCTAAGTCCCAGAACGTATACACGGGATAGGTGGGGTCGTAGGGACAGCGCGTGATGCGCCGTTCCTGGTCGACCTGGCGAAATTCGTTAGCGTAGTAGGCCCCAGGGATGGCCGCTTCCCAGCTGAGAAAATACTCCTGGTCAATCAGATCCTGCGACATACCTTCTCGACGATCGGCCTCGATATCGGCCTTACTAATCACGGGCTTGCCATCCTCGCCCTGGCCATCCCGGCGTGTCTGCTCCACGCTGAGCACCTCGACGTACCAGTCGGGATTATTGACGTTGGTGCGGTAGAGCTCATAGCCATGGTTTTTGCCGCGTGGCGTGTAGGCAAAGGCCGCCCAGCCGCCATTTTCGCGCAGAATCGGCCGGGCAATGTTCCACCCCGCCGGATTCTGAAGGGCATATTCACTAAAAATCATGCCGACGCCATTGCCACCCACCAGTACATCAAGGTTACGGTCCGTACCGAGAATCTGATACGTCGAACCAGGCTTCCTTTTGTCCATAGGGTCGACCAGGACAATCTGCATATCGGCTTTATTAGGCTCCTGGTAGAGCAGGTCAGGGGGAAAGTGATCGAGGTAGCGGTTGCCGTCGCGGTCAATACCGTCCCAGATAACGCGCCGGCCCTGATTTAACTTGGGAAAAATGTGGTAGTAGTTGCCGACACGATCGAGCATTTGTTCGATCAAAAAATTCAAGATAGTCTTGTCTTTCCCAGCACGACGATGCCACACAAGCAGGAAGCGGCGAATCCCGCTATCCCAGGCATCCCAGAGACGCCATTGGTACGAACGTGGTTGAAATAAATAGGGCAAATCAAGCAGGATTTCGGTAGGGGTTTCAGTGCGCACGGCGAATCCTCACCACCACGGGTTTATCAGGATCGCCGGAGTGTTCAATACGCTCCATGGGCTTGCCCCAAGCGTAATACATGAGAACCTGGAAGATCGGTGAAGCGAGCTGCCCGGCTTTGGCCTGGGCGAGCATCATGGCTTGCACCTCAGGGTCTTCGACAATACTCAGGGCATACGCCTTCGCGGCGGCTTTCGCCAGGGTAGCATCCTTACCCTTCGAACCACGTGGGCGTCCGGCGCCGGGCCGCTGTCCACCATGCCCATTAGCCATAAAAGAATATCTTGATTAAGGATTCAACGCAGGATCGCGTGGCGCCAGCCAACCCTCAGTATACGTTAGACTATAGACATACTATCGCATACGTGTGAGCGCAGTGCAAAGGGTTTTTTTCTGGGCTGTACAATACGATAACTGGTTATAGATCAATGAGATAGAGATAATAGAGCGCTGGACATACTTCTACCAATGATATAATAATATATCCTATACTATACTTCTTAAGAAGAGGATAGCACAGTGTGGGGAAAAGAAGCAAGGAAGATTCTGTCTTGGAGGGTAGCTTTTAGGTCTATACTACTGCACATATGTTCGGGGGGGACCTGCGTCAGGTCCCCCCACTTTTTTCGCTACCACATACCGTGTCCTCTTAAAACAGCCGTTGCTGATTTTGACTCTCTAGCGCCCGTGCCAGGTTCTTGATCCCGGTTGCCGCATAGCTCGCCTTCAGCTCACACCCCACAAAGTGACGGCCATGCTGCAAGGCGACAAACCCCGTCGAGCAAATGCCCGCGAAAGGGTCCAGAATAGTCTCATTGTGGTTACTCCATAGTCGAATACAACGCTCGATGACGCCAAGCTGTAGAGGGCATATATGCCTGTCATCTGCGGCTTCCCGTGCCTCAGCGGCGTTGAGCGTATCGGTTTCGTGGATGCCCCAGCCGGGCTCATCGTGGATGCCGTACCAGACGCCGTTGGCCCAACGGATCCAGGTTTCGTTATCGACATCGGGCTGAATGGGTACGGGATTGTCCCCCGGCTTGCGGAAGAAGAGGATATAGTCACACAGGGCAGGACGCAGCCAGGAGGCATCTTTCTTGAGCTGGCTAAAGGCCAGCCCTTTGCTGTGAATGCGTATGGCCTGGGCTTGGGGGTTTTTCGAGATGACGACCTCGCCATGATACAGCCAGCCCCACTGACTCATGGCGCGCACGGTCTCCCCGCGAAAGTCCTTGAGTCCGATCCAGCCATCACGCACCAGCATGGCCGGCACCTGGGAGACATGGATGGCTGCGTGGCGCCCTGGCATGGTGACCCGCATGAGCTGGTCACTGACGTAGCGAAAATGCTGGAAGAAGGTCTCCGTATCCTGCGAGTTGCCCAGGTCACGCTCGGTCGGCGAATATTGGTACAAACTTAAAAACGGGGGACTGAAGACCGTGAGTCCGACACTGGCATCGGCGATATACGGTAAGCCATCGACACAATCGCCCTGGTACAGGTCCCACGAGGGACCGGTAAAATGCTGGACGTTGCCCACGGCCACAGGCGTCTGGGCGTGCTGTAACTCTGCCTGTTCATAGTGCTGCATATGGGTAATCATATTCTTCACCATGCCTTCTGCTTGCCGTTCCTTGCGTTGGATATTGTCGAGAATCGGTTGTTCGTAGTCTGAGAGCACCAGATGCACGATGACTTCGTGGGTCTGCCCATAGCGCCAGAGACGGCGGATCGTTTGAAACCACGTTTCCCATGAATCGTTTAACCCGACAAAGATGGCTGTATGTGCATGTTGGAAATTCATCCCAAAGCCCGCTATTGCACTTTTGGTAAGCAGGATTCTGCTGGCGCCATCGACAAAACTGAGCAACTTCATCTCTTTCTCTGCGAGCGGCGTACTGCCGCGAATTTCCACGATGCTCTGATCGCACAGCGCGTGTGCCAGAGCCGTTGATTCATCATTGAGTCCACACCACATGGTCACTGGCCCATCGGCATCCCGTGCTAACTGCGCGGCCATCGCTACCCGTTCCGAGATCGTGCCGCGCCGGACCGCGCTACGATCCGTAATACCCTTCAGACCCATGGTCGGGAACAACTCCCCATCACGGTGAAAATCGGCCTTGGCATAGTGCACCTTCAATGTGCGCGGGGGGAGTTGAAACGCCGTAGCATCGAACCCCAGATCTGCAGGCGACTGTAAGGCCATGGCCCACGACGCCATCCACTGATAAAACGCCTCTGCCGCATGGCCGCGCAAGCGCCAGCCCTGATCATCATGCACGAAAAAGGTACTGAGCATATCGGGACGCTTCATCACGCCGAGAAATTCAGCGTGATTGCCGATTTCCGCGATGTCATTGGGGGCAGGCGTCGCGGTGCAGCACAGGCGATAGGGAATATGGGTAAAGTGCGTGAGCAACTCTTCACGGGTTTTGCTAGTAATGTGCTTGATGCGGCTGCTTTCATCACACACGATGCCCGTGAAGGGAGCGTCATAGAAGTTGCGCATCATGTCGTAATTGGTGACCACGATGCGGCTCTCACCCATCTGGTCTGGGTGGCGGATGTAGGCGAGATCGCGCTGGAACTTCTGCCGTGCTTCGCGGACCAGTTGATGCGTCACGGCCAGCGGCGCAAGGATGAGCACGAGGCCGGGAATGTGGTGCGCCCACTCCAACAACATGAGCCCCTTGCCTAATCCTGTGGAAGCGAAGAGCCCGGCCCGTCCCCGGCGCAGGGCCCAGCGGGTCAGGGCTTGCTGAAAGGGGTAGAGCACCGGGGAGAGGGCCTCCAGGGGCACCTCGATCCCGGTGGGGGCATCGGTCAAGCGTTTGGTGCGCAGAAAGTCGAGATAGTCGGTATCAGGCATCAGGTGGTGTCCTTTCATCTGTCGTGCTGCAAAGATAATCCAAGGAGAGCCCTAAGAGTTCAGCGATGACGGCTAAACGCTCAGCGGAGACGGACTGCGAGCCCGTTTCCAGTCGGCTGATGACCGCAAAACTCACCCCAGCCTTGCGGGCTAACTGGTACTGAGTGAGTCCGAGCCGTCGACGCACATGCTGCACCCGTTCGCCGATGAGTGGATTAATCGGTGTTCCTGGTCGTGCCGTGGTGACCATCCTGTGCCCCCTTTCATCTCTCAACAGAAGTATAGATAATTTTATAGAGAAGTGCAAATTTTTAGTATTTTCTACTTGCATGATTTTATAGAAAGCTATATACTCTTGTTCAAATGCAGCGAGTGAGACCCCAAACACCGAGAGGAGGAGACGACGATGGCAACGACACTGAAGAACGTCCAGGCAGGCGCAGCGTACCTGGAGACCAGGGAGCAGATTTTTGACGCGATGAACACGCTCAAGGCGCAGCTCGTGGCGCATGAAAGAGCCGCCCAGGCGGTAGGGACTGATTGGGGGCATGTGGGCGATTTGACGGAGGTCCTCGCCCTCCTCCAGCGTGCGATCACCCACGAGGACTAGAGAGAGGAGCGGCCAGCCTGGCGGGAAAACCGGGCTGGTCGCTGTGAACGGGACTGAGTCCTGAGAGAGTCAAGAGAAAGAGAGTGTACCATGACAGCGACGTTGATACCAGACTTTCAGACCACGGTCGAGTTTGACGCCCTGCTCACCGGCTGCACCGAGCGGGCCCTGGCGAAGTTTCCCGAGGCGCGCACGCGCATTGAGAAAGGCGCCGCGCTGGTGCGGGCGGACGCGGTGACGGACTACGCGGACATCACGCCCTACGCCTTTACGGTGCAGAGTGCCAGCGATCCCGACCAACGCTACAGTGTGGCGAGCAAAGAGACGACGATATGCACCTGCAAGGATTACGAGCGGCATGGCAGCACGTGCAAACATGGCTGGGCCGTGTTGCTGGTGCGGGCGGTGCGCCGTGAAGTGAACAAGCCGCGCTGTCGGCAGGCGTACCACTGGTACTTGGGCGAGGGCTACGCCATGCTGCGCGGCGGTGGGAGAGTGGAGTGGCGGGCCAGCGGCACGGCGGAAGGGCTGCTCTGTACGCATGACGATGTGACACTGGGGGCAGTTGCGGCGCCCGGCGTCTGGCGCTAACGACAACCATGAGGGCGGGGCGTTGCCCCCCGCCCTGTGAGGAAACTGTATGGACACGACTCCGAAACCTTCCCGCTGCCACCGGTGCCGCACCCGCCGGCACCTGTATGAGCTGGTCGAACGCACAAGCGGCGACCACGTCTGGCTGCTCTGCGTCCCCTGTGCGGTTTTTCACGATGCGTGGCAAAGCCACACGGCGATCCGCGCTGCCATGCGCCAGGCCGGTGCCGAGGGTGCACCCGACCCCACACACGAGACGTAACCACACACGGGCAGGGCATTCTCCCCCGCCCAGGAAGGCGACTGGAACGATGATTGAGGTCAAACTGCACGAATTGGTCCTACTGGCCCTTTTCTGCTTTGTGATTGGACTGCTCATGCAGCTGTGTGGGCAGGCCGCAGGAGCCGGACTATGATGCTGCTCACCGTGCCCCAGCTCGTGTGTTTCGGTTTGATGTTTCTGGGACTGGGGTTATTTGTCGGCACGGTCCTGCTCGCCTGGCTGGACGAGCGGGAGGATGCCTATGCCGGGATACGCTGGTCGCGTGCCCTGGGGCTGGATTCCAATTATCCGGCACGGGCCTCACTCGCCTACGGCACGATTAGGACCGTGTGTGCCTATTGCCGACGCCGCACCACCAGTGTGTGGTGTGCCCCCTGCCGGCGCTATTATTGTCTGGCGCACAATGCTCGGGCGCACCGGGCCTGCGCCCTGGAGGTGGTATGAACGACTATGTCCGTTATGGAGATGCCCTGCTGGCCCTGCTCTGGGAAGCAGACCAACTGTGCGCCGTGTGCGAGGAGCGCTTGTGGACCCAGTGTGCGCGCTGGCACCGGGCGCTGCTGTGTCCTGATTGTGCCATGGATGAACCCGACCCGGAGGAGGAGTGATGACCTGGGAAGAGCGCCTCTTAGCGGAGGGCTATGTGATCCGTGATCGTTTCGCCAGCCGGGCCCCTCGTGTGGCGCGACGCGAGGAGGATGCTGAGGCCGCCGAGACCATGCCCGAAGGCACGCTGCTAGCGGAGGTCCGGGCCCTGGCCAAACGCTACGGCTGGAACGGAGTTTACCATACACATGACAGCCGGAAGTCAGAGCCGGGATTCCCGGATATTGTGATTTGCAATGGCCATTCATTGCTACTCAAAGAGCTCAAGACGAATACTGGCAAGCTCACCATGGACCAGCAGCGCTGGCTCTCACTGCTGCAGCACTGTGGGACTATTGAGACAGGAATCTGGCGGCCCCGCGACCTGGCCCAGGTCGAGCAACGACTTCGGAGGCGGTGATGCCGCGCTACCTCGATGAGCCCTTTGCCCTTGAGCTGGCGCAACTGGAGGAGGCCAGGAACCTGTTGCGCCAGTTAGCGGCACGGCCCGGCCCGCTGCCGCCGTACTGGCGCAGCCGCGTCGCCCGCCTGGCGGTGCAGCTCACGTCTCTGCGCCGGGAGCTCGCCCGGCACGGGCGGCACCGGGAGGGCACTGAGCAGGGCCCCCCTTAGCGGCGCCAGCGCCGCACGTCTTCAAGCGTTAAATCGTGCACGAGGTGTTGCGAGGCGGGATGCGCTTTGAGCTTCTCCAGCAACCACTCTGGTATCAGTTCCTGCAACTCTTTGCGCTCGATATGGAGCACTTCGTAGAGGGCTTCTCGCAGCACCGGCGCAATAGGAATTTGTAACGTATACCGCCGTGTATTAAGTTTGCTTCTTCGCATTGACCTTCCTTCCAATCTGGTTTACACACATCGTGCGTAAAGCTGCTCCTTGTCTGTGGAGTCTTGCCTCAAACTGTACACTATTATCTTTATTTTCACAATAATTGCTTATATCATTAATATCATAATTATCAGTGACACTCTTCTGCCATCTTCTAACCTACGAAGGATGCCCTCATGAGCGATCCCCACGAACCCGCATCAGACGACCCTGCCATGACCCCTGCTGCGCTCGCCGTTCCTGCCCTGGGCGCGCCTATGGTCGACTGGGCACAGTATTACGCCGCACTCGGCTGGCCGGTGTTCCCGTGTCGCGGCAAAATTCCACTCATTCAGGATTGGCCAAAGACCGCAAGCACTGATCCGTTTGAGCTTGCAACCTGGTGGCGCCAATACCCTGGAGCCAATATCGGGTGCTTGTGTGGCGTCAAATTTTGGGCACTCGATATTGATCCAAGGGCTGGAGGTGATACAACGTATATCTTGCTCCAACGACAGCATGGTCTCTTACCAGCAACACTCCTCTCACATACCGGGGGGGGAGGTGATCATGTCTTGTGGTTAATGCCGCAAGGACGCAACGTGATCAATAAAGCCCCTCTGGGGGATGGCATTGACGTCCAGGGGCTAGGCTCACAGATTATTCTGCCACCCTCGATTCATCCCGAGACTGGCACAACGTATGCCTGGGATATTCAGGACGGCCCCGATGACATCATGCCGCAAGAAGCTCCTGCTTGGTTGCTGGCACTGGTAACAACGCTCCATGCTCCTACCCAATCAGCTACCCAATCAGCCCCGCCCCCGCCCGTAGATACGCCTATCCTGCAGGGCAGCAGAAACAAGACTCTCTATACCTATGGCACAGGTTTTGCGCGGGCTGGTGCGTCCTATGAGATGATGCTTGCGGCACTCACCGAAGCCAATAAACGCTGTCAACCTCCCCTCTCTACGCTAGAGGTCGAACGGATCGCCGTGAGTGCCAACCGCTCTCAACGGGCTATTCTCGTAGTCTCAGACGCTGCCCAGGGAGGCCATCATCCTGGCAGCAACGGCACTGGCACTGGCACTGGCACTGCCCCAGACCAACCGCAATGGGGGACACAGTTTGATTTTAACCAGGGAGTTTCTGGACAGAAGCTTATGAATATGATGCGCGTCCCTCCACGGTTTCTTGTGGAAAAACTTGTACCAGACGGATTGACTATTCTCGGGGCTCCTGCGAAATCCTATAAATCCTATTTTTCGATTTCCCTAGCACTTGCGACTCTGGGGGCAGGAGACTGGTGTAATGCCTTCCCGGTCACCGACACCGGCAATGTTGTCTTTTTTGGTCTTGAAGCCCCCGTGATGCAATTGCGCAATCGTATTCATCAGTTGCGGCCCTCCTTTAACCCCAATGATTTCCCTCATACCATTACCTTCTTTTCAGGTATGAAAGTCTTGCCGTCATTCAGAAATGGCCTGAAGCAGTCCCTTGAGCAAGTCATCGAGCGTTATACCCCTCGTCTTATTGTGATTGACCCCATGTCCTATCTCTATCGCCTGGGACGGCAAGAAGATCTGGCCTCAGCAACGCTTGATTTGCTCTTGCCAGTCGCAGAACTGATGTTTGAAGCTGGCGTGGCGCTGTTTGCCCCTGAACATATGCGGAAGCGGAACAAGGAAGACTTTACCGTGATGGATCAACTCAATGGCTCGCATGTCAAACCGGGAATTGTCCATGGACTTCTGATGATGCAACGCTCTGGAGAAGACATCATTATAGAAACCACGATGCGCGATGCGCCCCAACAAGAACTGACGTTGTCGCTGGAGTTCGATAACGATTTACACAAAATCACCTGGGGGTATAAGGGCTCTAGTGCCATGCTGGCAGCCACCCGGCTTGATGATCTGAAAACTAAAGTGCTCAAAGAACTGCAAGAACACCGCTATCCTAAGAAAGTCAGCGAGTTGCTGGAAGCCCTCGAACTCCCGAATACCGAACGAAACAGAAGCTCTATCCGCCAAATTTTGCATCGCGGAGAGAAAGAGGGACTGTTAGCGAGCTCGCGACGCGGTGAATTCTACTGGATAGGGCAATGACGCCCATGTGCGGATTTCAGTCACGTTGCTAGCTTTTGAGTCACGTTTGTACATTCTCAGTCACGTTGACGATGAATAAGTCACAATGGAGAGGCCAAAGTCACAATGGAGAGGCCAAAGTCACAATGGAGAGGCCAAAGTCACAATGGAGAGGCCAAAGTCACAATGGAGAGGCCAAAG